GATCTTGCGGTCTGGTCGAGGTGGCACATGTGCATTGTGGTTGTGATGCCCCAGCGTCTACTTGATTCCGCATCCCATGAGTCCTTTATTCCTTTCGCCCACTCGGCCGACTTGGGGGAGATGCGTCCATCCCATGCACTCTGGTTTACAAGGGAAGCGATGATGATTTCCGCAAAGCTTTCGCCGCACATTTCTGCAAAGGAATCCACGACGGACTCCGGTGTATCATTATCATAGACGGCATCTGTATGAAGCTTGTCGAGCAGGGCGCAAGCATCACGGCATTTCTTTCTGTACTCACGGTAGATATCCGCACCGATATCCTGTACCTTCTGCAGGGTTTCCATTGTTCTCATTTCTATATCCTCCATTAATTAATTTCTTTTGAGACCGGACAGGATGTCGAGTCCTGCCCACGCACCATGCCTGACTCCTGTTTATACTCGCATGGTCGAGTGTGGTTTAGTAGTCGATGAATACCTCCTCTATATCTTTCAGTTCTTCATAACGGTCGAACCCGTATATGAGTCCTATAGGTTCTTCCTGTACTTCGACATTTCTGTATCCGAAGTCTTCCATGTTGTCAAGTAAGCTGTCCTTGTATGCAGGTTTGATTAAGAGACTGACGTACACACCTTTGCTTCTTGTTTCTCTGAGCGTGATCGAGTAGGCAAAGTCCCAAGTCAGTTGGCATCTCCATAGGGTGTAGAAACTTTCCTTCCATCTGTCGAGTCCTCCATCGAAGTCCTCATACCATGCTAGGATTCTTAAGGCCTTCTTCTTTTCATCGTATGCTTTTGCCATTGTTCAATCCTCCGTTTCATATTCGCACCATGATCTGCCGTGGTGCTTCGTGATGTTTACAAACCTAGGCATGATGCATGAAGCATCCTGCATGATGTATACGTGTCTTGCTTTTCCGGTATCGTACTTGCTACCTCTTGGGATGCAGGTCCAATCACGGAACATATCCAGTGTTTCGGCATCTACCTTTGCGGATGCCTTGATCGTTGCATAACCTACAAGCGTATCATACTTTCCGCTCGGCTTGCTTTTGGTGATGATACCAACACGTTCACCGACTAAGCTACCGAGCACGTCCTTGCTACGTGTTTCCCACTTCTTCAGATTGTGGGTTATGTAGTTGGCATAGGGTTGTTCAACAAAGATTGCTTTCATTAATACCCTTCCTTTCTGATGCGGGCTTCGCATCTTTCTATCAGCCATTCCTTTCCGCAGAAGCGGACGTCTTTGAGGTAGCTCTTGGCGGCTTGGTTGAAGCAGCAGCTGCCGTCGTCATATACGTCTGTAGTTGCCATGCTATAGAGCTCTGCCACAAGGCCATCATGATTGGCGAGTGTTGCTTTTGCTCTTTCGTATTCTTCCGAGCCTTCCGGATTGTCGAGCATTGTATTCTCGAGCCCGCCGAGTAACCATCTGCTAGCATAAAGGATGTTCTTGAAGGCCTTCTTCTGACGTGTGTTGCATTCGCTGTACTTCATTGTTCATTCCTCCGTTTCAAATTCTTTAGGATTTCGGATGTATTCTTTCACCAGTACACATGCGGTGTATCTATCCATGCCTACCATTTCGAGCAGGTGCAGGTGATATTCTGCTGTCTTTTTATCCTTCGCCTTGACAGCTTCGGCAATCGCTTTGATGTGATCGTGCATCACCATATGCTCCCTTCTGTAATGTGGACTACCGCAAAGTCGGTGCTTTCGCCCTCGGCCTCTAGTCTCTTGAAGAGTCTCTGCTTTGCGTCGTCTTTGTCATAGCCAAGTTCGAAATTGGTCCATGTATAAACATCATCCGGTCTGTCGTCGTATTCGCATGCACAGCATATGATGTACGACTTGAGTTTCTTTTGTCTTGCCATAATATCCTCCGATCAAAATTCCTTCGGCATGCATGCCGTGTAATTTGTCTGCTTCTGTTGTGGCTTTTCTTCCGGTGCAGCATATCCGAGTATGGACATGCTGCACATTACGATGCCTATTGTCAGTGCTAATATTCCTATGCTCATGCTGCCAGTAAATCCTTCGTCATAGATTCCTGCGACTCGATCAGCTTGACGACTTCCGGAAAGAGGGGATCGTCTTTTGCTACGTAGTTTGTGCTGTGTTCAAGGAAAAGGACGTATGCATTTGTCGCACATCCTTTGCAATTGACACAGTGCTGATTGTCGTCAATTCCGCATCTGCAGATGTGTACTGTCTTGCCCATTGCCACAAGGGTGTGATACAAGCGTATGATGTAATCACAATGCCCAAAGTTGAAGCCGTATCCCTCTATGATGGAATGCACTACGTTAATGTTAGGAAGATCATTAAATGCATGTTCTGCTTCAGCTACCTTGGTATATGTCCAGAACAATGTCTTGGTGCAGGTTTCTACAATCTCATGCCACATTGGAATGTAGTTCGGATTGCTAGGATCGAAATCTCCGGCGACATGGATTCTGCAAAGCTTAATCTTGTCAGCTTCAATCTGAGCTATGATTGCCCGCTTTACAAAATTGCTGTACAATCTCTGTAAGAAGGTTTTCCGCAAGAGGGATACCTTTGTGCTATGGAAATTGTAGCATCCTTTTGTGGCATAGCATCCGTCACAATGGCATGCGCAAGTTCCTTTGCATTCGACTGTCGTGCCGTTAATGTCAATGCGGAAAGTTTCATTTGTGGGAAGGGAGGAATATTGCCAGACGCCTTTCCCGATTTTGGCGTTTCCGTTAATCAGCAGGGGACTAATCCATCCGTAAAGGGGAGCCTTGATTTTTCCGGTCTTGTTGTCGAATTCGATTCCGTGCTTTGCATAGATATCTTTTTTCGTAAGTCTCTTGACATTCTTCTTTGCTTTTGTCATAATAGATGTACCATCCTTTCAGATTTTCATAGGTTTGTTAGTGTGGTGTTTCCGGTTAACGTCTCGAACACGTTAACCGGATTTTCTGAAGTAGTTTCTTACTACTTTGAAAACTGATTGCTTTCTGAATCAGCTTTCAGAGTAGTAAGAAAATTTCTTTTCTTTTTCTACTCTGTTTTCTTCAGCTTGTTTTGTGTTTCGTTTTCGTATCCCGTGTTACGGAAGCACTCACCGCTTTCCTTTGTTGCTAGGTTTTGCAGGGTGGAAGCGGAAGCCTGCCTCTCTATTTAGTTAACGATCGCCGGACTACGCCCTGCAGCAGGAGGATATAAATCCCGCCTCTCTTGGCTACCTCTTTCGCACTTCATGCATCTGCTGCTACGTGCCGTCACACGGGTGACGGTGGACAAAGTCCTTTGATCGCAATGCATGCGCTACTCGTTTCCTGCTGCAGCCCGTACCATTGGTACGTCTGCTTTTCGCTACAACACCATGAGCAGTGTGCCTAGGTTTCTGCTCACGTCCATGATGCTCACGGGGAATCGCTCACGGATTTGCTAGGGGAATCATTGATTCCCGCGCCCGCTAGAAAAGAGAAATTGCGGAACTGGGGAATCGCTTGTGGACTTGTCAATGCGCCTTGTCTCTTGACAATGCGTACTATAGCAGAAACAATGCGCCTTGTCAATACTTTTTTTCAAAAAATTTTAATTAGTTTTTTCACAAAGTTTTCCCCTTGCCCATCTCGATTTCCTATTAAATAAGTAGAGACTCAGAAAACATAAGCACGATTGACAAAAGTCAACTATCCAAAAAAACAAATATCAAAGGGCACATGGATTCAGAACGGCAATGCATACATGCATCCAAGTATTAGCGGATACAAGTATCCATGTATGCAATCAGTATGCCTAGACTAATTCTGATCTGCCGATCTAACCATAGCATCAAAGTATATTGTATCATAGTTATACAAAGTGAATGTGGTATTCCTGTGGTACCTGTATCAGATAGGGATAGCACAAGCCTATTGTCGTCTAGCTTTCCGGCGAACGTATACCTACGGAGGGGAAGTCAGTGTGTTGTGAGACTGGCGTCCCCACTATAAAGGGGAAACAAAAAAATTTTTTTTGAATTTTTACAGAAGGTAGGCATATCGTGTTGTGTTGCGGAAAAAAATTTTTTCAAAAGGTAGGGACTCCGCCGCGACGAAAAATTAACGAGCCTTCGGCTCGTTACTGACCCCCTATGCCCCCCGGAGGGGGAGGGGAGTATATATATTATATATATATAAAAAATAAATCGCATGTTACTTGCCCTCGAAAAACCAAGTTAGAACAGACTAACTATTTCGCCAGGCAACAGACATCTCACACCAGGCAACAGACATTCCTCTCCAGGCAACTGACATTCCTCTCCAGGCAACTGACATTTCACCTAGGGCAACTGTCATTCCACCTATTGCAACAGACATTCCACATCAGGCAACTGACATTCTTAGACCCCCTATGCCTCTAACAGGGTATAGGGGGTCTTTTTTTTGTTTTCTGGCCTCGCTGCTCCACTTTTCCAAAATTCAAATTATGAACAAACTGTTGCCGTTGTTATCAAGTTTACCACAATATCTTGTGCTCATGACTTGACTTGCAGTTGAAAATACGATATAATGTATGTTAGAAATTACTGGGCATACCAGGAAGGAAGTGAGTCCGGTGGGCTTATCACCAGAAGAGAAGAAGGCGTTGGATGCGGAACGTACAGCGCGTATAACTGATCCGGTCAATCAAGCCAAAGCGGTAGAGCGCCGAAGAACACCTGAGTCCATTGAGAAGCAGAAGGCCACGGTCCGGGCGAACAAGAACTTCAACAAACTGGCCAGGTACATGATGGAAGCCGAGATACCGACCGAGGACGAAGCTTTGGAAGAACTCAGATCCCATGGTTTCGAATCAGGTGACTATCAGACGGCTGTGTTCTGGGGGCAGATGAAAAAAGCGATTTACAATCTTGATACGGAAGCGGCCAAGTATGTAAGAGACACAGCAGGCTACAAACCCACTGAGAATCTGAATATCGGTAATGCCGATGATAAACCCTTTGAGACGATTGATCTGTCGAAGCTATCGACGGAAGAGCTACAGGCTATGGTTGCAGCCAGGAAGCCTATAGAAGCTACGGAAGAATAATACGAGCCCATTGCTTGGATAAAGCAGTGGGCTTTTACTTTTGAAAGGAGAATGATGCTGTATGCTTGGCTTTAATCGTATGTTTGGGATGGACTATTATTATATTATCGACGACGGTGGATCCTCTGATACAGAACCCACTCTTCCTTCCAGACCCATAGAGAAAGCGCAGACAATCGGCCCGGAAGGTATTGGAGAAGTCCCGGCTGTACAGGTTACGGCGAAGGACAAGATGAGCCACCTCGGTCGAGAGATAGAGGGCGATGGCGCTTCCAGTAGTTCCGGCTCTGGTGGTGGCGATGTGATAGTTGTTGTTTCCGAATTTTCAGAGGATGATAATACGGACACACTGAACAAAACCTGGCGAGAGATTAGAGATGCGATTGTTGCTGGTAAGTATGTTCTTTGTTGCGGGAGTTACGATTATTCTCCCGAGTCTATATCGGGGGAAACGTGGACGCCGGGGAATATTGTGCCTCTTTCATATGTAAGTATTCAATCAAACGGCGAATATTGCGTGAGTGTAAGCGACGATTCCTTTGTATATGTAACAGACTCGCCGGATGGGTATCCCGTTTGTGACGATAGCGGGGATTGAGAGATTCTAACCTAATATCTACTTTTAATGCAGCTCACTTAAGAGGCGCGATTATCCTGATTTTTATATGAATGATGAATTAAGAAATCTATACGCTGAGCTGGCGATACGTGAACTGGCCAAGAGATCCTTTGCGGAGTATCTGGCTATGGCTCAGGGGCCTACGTGGAAACGCACCAGACTGAGTGAGTATCTCGCGAATGAGGTCCAGCGATTTGTTGAGACACCGACTGACAATGCCTATGACATACTGGTTGTGGAGTGTCCGCCTCAGCACGGGAAGTCAACTACGATTACAGAGTCGTTTCCTTCCTGGTATCTAGGTAAGTATCCGACGAACAATGTGATCCTGGCCAGCTATAATAAGGACTTCGCTGAGAAGTTCTGCAGGAGAAATAAAGAGAAGATCCGTGCATTAGGCTCGGATCTTTTTAATATATCCATCGGCGCTATAGACAGGGCTGACGAGTTTGAGCTGGACAATGCGAAGGGCAGACTGATCTCCCGTGGTATCATGTCCGGTATCACTGGTAACCCGGCCAACCTGATCATTATCGACGACCCGGTAAAGAACATGCAGGAGGCCGATTCTCCTACGTACAGATCGAATGTATGGGAAGAGTGGCAGGCATCCCTGAAGACCCGTCTCGCGGCTAAGGCGAAGATTGTTATAATTATGACGCCATGGCACTATGACGATTTGGCTGCCAGAGTACTGACCAACGAACCTAATAGCAGGCTTATCAGACTACCGGTCGAAGCGGAAGAAGATGACTTGCTTGGTAGGTCAGTGGGTGACGCTCTTTGCCCGGAGCTGGGGAAGGATAAGGCTTGGCTGCGCGACTTCAAGGAGTCGTACATACATGATGCCCAGGGTGGTATGCGTTCGTGGACTGCTCTGTACCAATGCTCCCCGCGAGTGGAAGCCGGTAACCTGGTCCAGAGAGACTGGTGGCGGTTCTACGATCCGGACGACAAGGAGCTTATGTTTGGCTCAGAGCTGATCTCCGTTGACGCTACATTCAAAGGCGCTGATACAAATGACTACGTCGCTATACAGGTGTGGGGTAAGCGTAAAGGCGATTACTACCTGAGAGCGAGTTTTAATAAACATCTGGACTTCCCGCAGACGATACAGATGCTGCGAACGGTCAAGGCAATGTATCCGAACGCGAGAACGATCCTGATGGAAGACAAGGCGAATGGTCCTGCTATTGTTAGTACCCTGCAGCATGAGCCGGACATGTTCGTGATCCCGGTCAATCCAGCCGGTGGTAAAGTCGCACGAGTTAACGCAGTGAGTGCGGCCATAGAGTCTGGGCATGTATTCTTACCTACACCTGAGAAAGCTGTGTGGGTGAACGAGTTCGTGGACCAGTTTACATCTTTCCCGAATGGGGCGCATGACGATATGGTCGATGCTGCGTCTCAGGCTTTACATAGAATGATCTATTTCCGGGGCGAGTATGAGGAGTACAAACCTACAGAGATGGAGATAGCCGTCAAGAAGGAAGAGGACGACTTCAATAACCCGGATGTACTATTCAATCCGTACGGTGATACGGATCAATTCTTCAGTTAAGGAGACGATATATTATGGATGAAGAGAATCAGGGATTTGCTATCCCAGCGAATAGAGGCTTAGGCGACGAGGGCGATCTGTCTGTTGAAGTGCGTCCTCTTCCTGAGAGTGATTTCTTTATGACGTTTGCTAACGATGCTGGCGACAAGGCCGTTATTCTTACACCGGTTGAGTCTGTGGGCGATGAGATCCTGGAACGTCATGGCCGTACAGAGCTTGAGCAGTATGCACAGACTCTGATGAAGACGGGCGACGATCCTATGGAACTTCAGATCGGTACCACGTATGAGGGCGATACTGCCGAGGCTGATGCAAAGGCAGAGGCCTTCAGACTGGACGAGGAGTTCAATCCCGGTGAAGGCGCTTCCGATGAGGAAGTGATCGCAGCACTGGATGAGGCCAGAGCAGACGTTGGCGGTGCTGCAGAGCCCGAAGTGGAGGAACCGGATGAGGATATACCCTTTCCTCTTAATGGGCCTCTGGGCGTGGACAAAACTGGCAATGAACCGGCAGAAGGCACTGGTACAGAAGATGAGACTACGGAACTCCCGGATGTCGAGGAGGAACCGATGCTCGATCAGCTGAGAAAGAAGAAGCCGGTATAATATGGAAGCTATAATGGGTATGCTCGGTGCTTTAGTAGGTATCGGGCTTTTCTTATTTGGCTTCTGGTTTGGCAAGATCACGTTTGAAGCTAAGAAGCCGGATATCGATGCCTCCGAGGCTACGGAAGAGGAGATAGCTCAGATCCGTGAGGAGCGCGAAAAACTTATTGCGGATCAGAAAGCTTTCCGTGAACTGATGGCCTATAACCCCGATATGGCATACGGGCTGGCGCAGAATAAGGAGTAGGTGATGACTAGTTGAGGGACGAAAAGAACAACAAGACCGACTTGTGGACGTATTACGAATCAGGCCGTGCCTATAACAACCAGCTTGTTCCGAATCAGTACAACCTAGTCAACACCAATACCGAGTTCTTTGCCGGTAACCAGTGGCTTCATATAAATGAAACTCCGGCGATGCAAAGACTGGCCCGACCAACGTTTAACATTATCAAGCGTGTAACGAGTCTGTTCGTAGCATCATTAACAAGTTCGAATACAACGATCAACTTCGAACCGCTGTCCTATTATGACGGCGACAACATGAAAGATCCGGAGTCCAATGCGGCAGTGATTGCTACAGCGGAGGTCCGGAATCTTTTTGAGAAGTTCAAGATGGAGTACCGCATCCGCGAGGCATTGTTCGACGGCGCTGTGTCCGGTGACTACTGTGCGCACTTCTATTGGAATCCTGATGCGATTCCGTATGGAGGTGCGTTTGGTCTTCATAAGGGCGAGATAGAAATGGAACTGGTGGATGGGATCAACGTCATGTTTGGTAACCCGAATACACCGGATGTTGAGTCTCAGCCCTATATCCTGATCCTCGGAAGGGACACTGTTGAGAATCTGAAATGGGAGGCCAAACAGTTCGCCAAGTCCGACGAGAAGCGCGGCGGTAAGGCGGAAGACGATATTGTTATTGACAGTATGCTCTCCGACTCCGAGTGGCAGTGGCAGATCGGCGTGGGCGGCAAAACTGAGATATCTCGTACTGATGATAAGACTGGGAAGGCTTTGTATGGAATTCTCTACACCAAAGTTACGGAGGAGAAGCCGGTCATCAATGAGGAGACCGGACTCCAGGAACAAGTCGATGTACTCGATGATAATGGCGAACCTATCCAGGAGACTGCGGAGGATGGTACGCCTGTAATCGATTCTAACGGTAACCCTGTTTACAAGAAGAAGGGTGCTACTCGCTTGGTTACTTCTGTGCATGTAACGAAAGCCACCAAGACGAGGATCATCTATGAGGATGTCGATACAGGTCTCAGTCGTTACCCAATAGCATGGGGTAACTGGGAGAAGCAGAAGAACCAGTATCATGGCAGAGCTCTGGTAACGGGCATTGTTCCGAACCAGATTTTCATTAATAGTATGATGGCCATGATCTTCCGGCATCTCCAGCTCCAGTCATTCCCAAAGACGATCTACAACGCGGATCTGATAGGGAACTGGAATAACGAAGTCGGCGCGGCTATCGGTGTTCATAACCTGCAGCCTGGTACGTCCTTGCGTGACGTTGCTACCTCCCTGCAGCCTGCTGACATGTCGAACCAGATCGTGATGTGTATTGACCGGGTTATGCAGTATACGAGGGATTGCCTCGGTGCTACGGACGCTCAGATGGGTAACGTCCGTCCGGATAATACGTCAGCGTTGATGGTTCTGCAATCGTCAGCGGAAGTGCCGTTGGAGAACACAAGAGCTGGCCTGCATGAGTGGGTCGAAGACATAGGCGCGATTTTGCTGGATATGATGGGTACTTACTACGGTAAGCGTCCTCTTGTCAGGGAGCGTTCCTTCGATGATATTTCCATGGGCAATGGGGACACACCTATGATCGATCCGACCACCGGCCAGATGATGACGCAGAAGGTTAAGCGCAGAGTGGTTGAGGAGTTTGACTTCAACCAGCTCAAACATCTGTTCCTTAACGTTGATGCTCAGGTTGGTGCTACTACCTATTACTCCGAGATTGCTATGGTACAGACGCTGGATAACCTCCGTCGTGATGGTACGCTGGAGATTATTGACTATCTGGAGCGTATACCTGATAAGCTTATCACGCGCAAGCAGGAGCTGATCGACTCCATCAAGCAGCGTACAGCTGAGGTGGCACAGCAGACAGCCGCTATGCAGCAGACGGATCTTGCAGCTCAGGGTCAGATGATGCCCGGGCAGCAGGGGCCGCAGGTATCCAAGACCCCGCCGGTAGCATTCCAGAACGCTGGATCTCCGGCTATGGGTGGCAGCATCTCCGCTGAGAAAGCTATCAGTAATCTGCCCACAGCTATCCAGGCTAAATATAATGACCTCCCCAGATCAGCTCAGAAGGCGCTGGTCCAGAAGGGGTCTATGTAGGAGGATACATAAATGGCTAGAAAAAAGAAAGTCGAAGAGCCGGTTGAAGAAATTATTCAGGAAGAAGTAATTGCTGAAGAGATCCCGGCTGAAGAAGTCGAAGTCGAGAAAGGCCGCTGGGTGGAGACCGTCGGTCCTCACGGCAAGTACATGATCTTCGTAAAAGACAATTGAGATCGATTAAGGGGAAGTCCCTCTTTCGATAAATCACAAAGGCAGTGAGTGGCAACCAGCTCACTGCCTTACTTATTGCGGGTTAGAGGAGTCAGTCAATCTCGCCGGTCCCATAAACCGGAGCGCGCTAGGGCAGAGCTAGCACCCGCAACTTAGAAACTGATGCGGCTCAGTTGTTTTGGACACGGGGTAACTCCTGCAATCAATCGTTTACAACCGCCTTTACTTGCTATATCCCGGCTCACCATGCCGGTGAATATAAATTTTCTCCCTCACCATGGGAGGTATACAAAGGAATTTTTGTTTATGGAAAACGAAAACGAACAGGTTCAATCCACTACTACTCAGGACGATGTCATCCTTCCGGACGGCTGGGATGGTACGACAGACTTCTTTGCCTGGGCTTCTGGACAAGAGACTGACGAGTCTCCGACCTTAGAGCAGGCATTTGAGGAAAATGGAACGGAAGAATCAGAAGAGGCCCCCACCACGGGTACAGAAGCTGAAGAGGACGTAGAATCTGAGGCTACCACGGAAGAACCGCCTACCACGCAGGAACAACCGGAAGAGCAGCCAACCAAGATCAGATTCGACGCAAACATTAACCACAAGGTTAAAAGCGTGGAGATCGATCAATCAGAACTGCCTGATCTGTACCAGAAGGCATATGCAGCGGACAAGTTCCGTACAAAGCTAAATGCTAAGAATGCCGAACTGGAACAGGCTGAAGTAGTAGCCAAGATCCTTGGTTACGACAGTGTGAAATCTATGCTCGACGCGGCGAGAAAGAGTTACGAAGACACTGAGATCCAGAGACTGACCAACGAGAAAGTGCATCCGACCATTGCGAAGGATACCGTCACTCGGAAGATCAAGGAAGTGGAAGACAGTGTACTGAAGAACCGGAAGCCGAAACAGGAAGAGCCCGAAGAGACTGAAACGACTACGAAAGCAGGTCAACGTGACTTCGCACCTGAGGTAGCTGTTCTCCTGGAAACTTATCCCGAGTTACGAGGACAGACGCTTCCTAAGGAAGTAGTGGATGCAACTCTGAGTGGTCAGACCCTTGTCGCAGCTTATACGAAGTACATTCAGAGGCAGACTAAAGCCGACAACGACCGTCTCAACAAAGAGAATAAGACATTAAAACAAAACGCGGAGGCGGCTCGACGCGCACCTGTCAGAGGCGTCGCTAAGGGCGGCGCTACGAATGTAGGCGCGGAAGATCCGTTTATGAAAGGTTTTAACGCCTACAACAATTAATCCCTGACAGTCGCGTGACTGTCGCTACCGCAGGACATTAATAAAGGAGAAATTAATTATGCCCGGTGGTATTAATTTAGCAACCAAATATAGTCCTATCGTAGATGAAAGATGGACATTCGACAGCCAAGCCCAGCTCGCGCTTGGCGCAAAATATGATTTTACTGGTGAAAAAACCGTCAAAGTCTACAGCATTCCTATTGCTGTTATGCATGACTACGTCCGTGGTGGCATGGCCCGCTATGGCACTCCGGATGATTTGACAAGAAATGTACAAACTCTTACGGTGACGAAGGACCGTTCCTTCACGTTCATCATCGATAAGGGTGACAAACTGCAAAGTGAAATGGTTAGTGACGCAGGTCAGGCATTGGCCCGTCAGCTGAAGGAAGTTGTTGTTCCTGAATTTGATACTTATGCATTCAAAGTTCTTGCAGAAGCTGCACAGGCAGCTGGTGGCTTTGCAACTACCGCGATTACTAAGGCAAATGCCTACGAGGCATTCCTCACAGGTCAGGAGTATCTTGGCGAACACAACGTACCTGAAGCAGGTCGTGTGGCTTTCTGCACCTACAAATTCGCGAATTTCATGATGCAGGATCCGGCATTTGTCAAATATTCTGACAAGTCCCAGGATATGGTAATCAAAGGCATCCTCGGTGAGATCGATGGATGCAAGATTGTTAAGGTTCCGTCCAGCAGACTCCCGGCTGGTGCTGCATTCCTTATTGCACACTCCGATGCTGCTGTCGGCCCGAAACAGCTCGAGGATAGACACGATTGTCCTCTCGCGGCGTGATCCGCGATAAATAAACCGGGTAAAATCGGTGAAGGCTAAACTGCTTTATAATTAACAGGAGAAAGATAATTGTACACAGTATATTGCCATACTAACAAAATTAATGGGAAGAAGTATTTTGGAATAACAGATAAAAAGCCTGAGAGACGCTGGGGTCATAACGGATGCCGTTATTTAAAAAAGACCTACGGCGTTTTTAATCATCCGGCTTTTGCAAATGCTATTATAAAATACGGTTGGGATTCTTTTGAACATGAGATCCTCTATGAAGGCCTTACACTCGAAGAAGCAAGCCAGAAAGAGATGGAATTGATCGCCCAATACAAGACTAACGTTGTTCGCTATGGAAAGAAGTATGGATACAACATGACCGATGGCGGAGAGGGTTGTACAGGTGGTAAGCACTATTCCGGGAAAGACCATCCGATGTATGGGAAACACCAGAGTGAGGAAGCCCGGAAAAAGATGAGTGAGCACTGGAAAGAATTTTATTCCGATCCTGCTAATCATACACATACGGGAGAGAATGCTACTTTTTATGGCCACCATCATACAGAGGAGTCTAAAAAGAAGATAAGCGCGGCGAATAGCGGGGCGAATCATGGATCGGCGAGAAGCGTTCTCTGTGTTGAGACTGGAGAGATCTTCCCGACATTGAAAGCTGCGGCAGATGCTTGCGGCGGCTTTCCTTCCAATATAGGGAATGTGTGTCGAGGCAAACGCCCAACCATGTATGGCTATCATTGGCAATACGTTGAAGAAAAAGCAGCAAGCTAATACCGAGGTAAGCATAGGAATTAAATCACCTATGACACCGTAACGCGTACCAGGTGGAACTACAAAAGTAGATGGATAATCCTGGCAAGAGTATCCGGCTTCCTACTATTATAGAGGAAGATGATGTACGCTGAACTTATGGGAAACCATAAGAACTACAGGATAAAAAGCCTGTAGGATAACACAATTGTATCGCATTCATGACGATCCTCCCGGAATCTCCGGTTGGCTGGTCAACACCTTCGGCCAGAGGGTAGCGTAATCTACCTAACGAATTGAGGTAAATCGGTGAAAGCTAAACCATAGTGGCAAGCTAATACCGAGGTAATCTCCCAGATTGCGAAAGGCTGGAAGACACCGTAACGCGTAGGGGATGAACAAATATAATTCCCCCAAGAGACCTCAACACCCGACCGTATATCGAGGGTGAAAATGTACGCTGACCTCATGGGAAACCATGAGAAGTAGAGGATAAAAAGCCTCTACGGTAACAAAAAATTAAATGCGAAGGAAGAACCATTTATGATGTTTTCGTTCTTAACGAAAAGCGGCATGCAATTTACTACCACGGTGGTCAGTCTGTGTTCAAGACTATGGACGCTATGACTGCTGCAACTGCCGTTGGTAAGACCACCATTATTGTTAATGGCCAGCTCAACGCTACCGGCAATAAGTGGTACTACATGACCGCTGCTGCTGCATCTGGTCTGACTGCAATTACCTATGGTACTGCAATCACCACTGCAAACTGGACCGAGATGAAGGATGCTTCCAACAATCCGATCAACTACGTGGAGATCACTCCGACCGCTGGTCACACTGTGGCACGTATCGTCGAAGTCGATTCTGCCGACAAGCCGGTCGCATTTGCTGATGTCATCCTGAACATCGGCTGATAGCCAAACTTATAGCGGGAATGTCTTTAGCGGCATTCCCGCTAATCTTTTAGTAAGGAGAAGAACCGAATGACATATGGACAATTTAAGAAAAGAGTACTCCAGCTGATCTTCTCCTATTCAATAGCTGGGGACAACATCGAATTGACGTATAACAATCAGGAAGACTATGTAACGATGATACCGCCGCTGCTGGATAGCGTTCAATCTTACATATATCAGATACGGAAGATCGAGGACAGCATCCTACTGAAGGACCTGGATTGTGAAGAGCTGGATGATAACAACATGCTTTATCACTTACCGGATGACTGTATGCAGATGAAACCCGGCCTGATAATCCCTCGTGGTAAGTCATGGCAGAGGGTGATGCACAGGTACAGCGGATACAGACTGTATGGCGGGAATAAGCTGCTGTGTCCGAAAGGTCTCCCTGATTCTACTATATTAGAATACAGAAAGAGGGTCACACCGCTTCCGGAGAATCCGCCTGACACGTATGTGCTGAGGAATCCGGATGAGATCAATGACATCATGCCGTTCTACGTAGCGGCGTTTCTTGTGATGTACGACGACCCCTTCAGATATTCCGCACTATACAACGAGTTTGAAACGAGGCTTCAGAGGCTGGCTCCGACACCTGAGTATACAGAGGTGAACGAGATAGATGACGTCTATGGCGGCTTCAATACTGGGGTGTGGTGGTAATGGCCGGGTATGTAAGTCTTGGAAGCATGCCGAGTGCGAAGCGCGAGTACGTTGTAGATTTTCCACAGCTGAACGGTGGATTGAATCTGCAGGAACTCGACTACCGCATTCAAAACGATGAGACGCCTGAGATGAAGAACCTCCTCTGGCGTGACGGTATCCTATGCTGCAGGAATGGCCAGGCATGGGTGAGTGATGTCGAGCTGGGGGAGTACAGATCGTCCTATGACACTCTCTGGAACGGTAAGGCTTTTATCCATGCCGGAGATAAGATTTATGCCGTTGGGATAGACGGAGTAGCAGAGGCTGTGTATGAAGGGCTGGAGTCTGACGTACACGGAACCTTCTTTCCATACAATGAGAAGCTGTATTACAAGACCAGAGGATACTTTGTAGAGATCGAGTATGACGGAGAGGGGTTCGAAGGCGCGGATGTGTCTGCGTACATACCTGTTACGTACATCAACTGCTCCTACATGAACGGCTCCGGCACGGTGTATCAGCCGGAGAATAGGCTGAGTGCGAAGAAGACGTTATGGTATGACGCTGCGTATACTCTTAATGCCGTGGCCTCTACAGGGCTTTCTGCGGTCGTAGAGGATGCATATTTCCGTATGTTCGCCAGTACTCCCGGTGAGTATGTGTTCACGTACAACGGATCGAGCTGGCAGTACAACGGGGTTGCGGTTAATCCTCTGGACTACGGCATAACGATTGGCGGATCTCCGAGTAACGGCAGTACGGTCAAGGTACAGTATAACTTTGTGAAAGAGTTCCAGCTGCCTATCAACGGCAGTCTGCTGACAGAGATCACGGTGGAGGGCGTTGTACAGGAGGAGGAAGTGTTCTCGGTTTCGACTTCATCCGCTGTGATCCAGGCGAGTGTGGACTATCCCACATGGCGTAGGGCAGTTACCACGGATGCGGATCTGTCGTTCGTGTATGACTATGACGCTTTACCGTCAGCCGGGTGGAAGCTTGATGGAACGATAGTTGACTTAGGGGCTTACGGGATCAGCGTATCTGCTACGAGGAACTTTGCTACAGGCGATACCGTCAGAGTCGTGTACGATAAAGGCGATTACTATCTGGATGGTAACAAGGTGGTGTTCTTCGTGGCACCGACTGTGTACTACCCGGAGATAACCAACACGATCCATGTGACGTATGAGCTGGAGAATTCGGTGGCGTTTAATAACATTATGGACTGTAACGTGGTTGCGGTCTATGGCGGTACCGGCGCTCTGGCTATCGTAATGGCAGGGTCGTTGACTCAGCCGAATGCGTACTTCTGGAACGGTCAGAACTCAGTGGCGATGGATCCGTCGTACTTCCCGATGACGCAGTACCAGCTTGCCGGTGACATGGTTGACCCGATAACCTGCTTCGGCAAACAGCAGGGGTTTCTTATCGTGTTCAAGAAGAATTCTATCGGCAGGACATCTTTAGATACGCAGACAGTGGAGGGGAGAACTACACTGGATCTTCCTTACACACCTATCAACGCGAAGATAGGCTGCGATCTGCCGTGGACTGTACAGCTGATCGAGAACAACCTGACATGGTGCAACACGGTACAGGGTGTTCATTTCCTGGCCAATACATCGTCCGCATACGAGAACAACGTCGTATGTCTGAGCCATAAGGTAGAGTCATCCAACAGCAGATGGACTACCGGTTTACTGGACGATGTAAGAACCAAGGACCCGGAGAAGATCACATCCCACGATGACGGGAACAGGTACTGGCTGGAGGTTGACGGAGAGGTCTGGATCTGGGACTACTACGTAAGCAACTATAAGAACCCGGCGTGGTTCTACTTTAATAATGTTTACGGCAGGGGCTTCATACAGGACGGTGCTACGATCTGGCACTTCGACAGCTTAGGCAGGATGACCCGGTTCACGGATGTGTATACGGATTACGGCGAGGCTATCGACAAGGTGTATAGATTCGCCACACAGTACTTCGGTACTTATGACAACAAGAAGAATGTTAATTCAGTAATAATAAACATGAGACCGACCACTAACTCAGTGGTCGATGTTACTTATATGACGGATTATGAGGAGAGAAAAGATCTTACACCGCTCAAGGCTACATCCTGGGCTCTGGTGCCAAGAGATCTGTCCTTCCGTAATCTAGCGGGATCTGGGTTTGGCAAAGTGTACAGACGCAGGCCGATGTGTCGAAGAGTCCAGTACTTCACGATGAGGCTGGAGAACAATATGAAAGACATGGACATGGCGATTGTATCAGCTCAGATCTACTACATCTTCCAAGGGAGGCACAGATAAATGAGTCTAACCCAGATGAAATTCGATAAAGTATGGACGAGTGCGACTGACTTCCCTACGTATGAAGTGCATGAAGCTCAGGTCCGTGCTGACATGCAGTATCTGTTCGACAGTATAAAGAACCAGTTCAATAACTTTCTGGCGAATGAGCTGACGGCAGAGAATGTTTCCTTCACACCAACTACCGGCGCGGTAGAGGCGAACAATGTACAGGACGCTATTGAAGCGGTCCACCAGGAAGTAAAGGACGTGACGCAGGGCTCTGTGGCTGACGGTTCTGTTACGACGAACAAACTTTCTACCGAGCCCGGAGCTGAGGCAGTAACAACCGCTACTGTAAGAGACGGTGCGATCACAACCGATAAGATCGCTGATCATGCGGTTACCGGTGATAAGTTGGCACTTGGCACTTTGGGCGGCGATGCTCTGGTTGACGGCGCTATTACCGAAGCGAAGTTAGCTCTAACGTCCGTTGGAACGAACCAGTTGATCGCGAACTGTGTAACTGATGCGAAGCTTGCGAACAACGCGGTTATTACACAGAGGATTAAGGATCTTGCTGTAACAACGGCAAAGATCAATGATCTGGCTGTTACGGATGCAAAGCTGGCGGATGGCAGTGTAACTGCGGCGAAGCTTGCTACTAATGCCGTTACGACAGTGAAGATTACAGATCTGAACGTGACCGAGGGCAAGATCGCGGCGAATGCGGTAACCACTGGCAAGATCAAGGATGCGAATGTTACAACAGCAAAGATCGCGGACTTGAACGTAACGGAAGGTAAGATTGCGGCGAATGCGGTAACCACCGGTAAGATCAAGGATGCTAATGTCACTACGGATAAGATTGCCGATCTTAATGTGACAGAGGCTAAGATAGCGGCTGGTGCGGTAACTGCAGGCAAGATCGGTGCAGCAGCGGTAGAGACAGCAAAGATAAAAGATCTGAACGTAACAGAAGGGAAGATCGCAGCTGGAGCCGTAACCGAGGGAAAGATCGGTGCTAGTGCTGTAACGACTGCAAAGATTAAGGACGGCGCGGTTACTACTGCAAAGATCGTCGATGCGAATGTTACGAACGCAAAGCTGGCATCGAACTCTGTAACTACAGCAAAGATCACTGACCTGAACGTGACTGAAGGAAAGATAGCGGCCAGTGCTGTGTCGAACGGCAAGATTAAAGACGGGGCTGTTGGCACATCGAAGATCGCAGACGCAGCAGTAACGTATGCAAAGACAAGCGGTGTACAGAAGAAACACACGGCAACGACCACTACGTTATCCTCCGGGAGCACTTCCTGGACGGTAAGTGTTTCTGCTGTAACAGCATCGAATACTGTGATATGCGCTCCGGCTGCTACATCTTATGCTCTATGGGTGGATAACAGAATAAGATGCACTGGTCAGACCGCAGGTAAGCTGACGTTTGCCGCAGACACAGCACCTGGTTCTAATGTATCTGTAGAACTGATCATCATGGATCTCTGATTGGAGGAGCTCTATGGCGAAGTTTAAATTTGCGGTATTTAAAGAAAAACTAGATTTACTAACGCCAACAAGAGGTGTGACAGATAACCTGAATGTCTGTACAGCCGAGTTCACGTTCCGATCTCCGGAATGGGACGGCGCTTCTAAGTGGGCGCATTTTTATAACCCAGACTACAACCAGGATGAAGAGTACGTCTTTAATCTGATAGACGACTGTATACCTGCCGAGTCCGGGCTTAATCTTCCTTCCGGTGTATGGGATGTGTATCTGCATGGAGAAGTTCTCGATGATATGGAGATGTCCCAGAGATTGGTCACTAGTGTACAGAGTATTGTGATCGACCCATCCAATACAGCGGACGATGGGTATCTTCCGGATTTAGGTCCTTCCGTTGCTGAACAGATCGATGCCAAAGCTACAGCGGCTTTACGGGATCGGATAACGCATGCGGAAGTAACAGTTGATGATACGCATGGTACGCCAACAGTGGAATACGCTATTGAAGGAGAAGCTGGGGACAGAATACTATCTCTGGCTTTCCATGGTTTGAAAGGTTACAAGGGCGATACCGGAGAGCAGGGACCGAAGGGGGATACCGGCGATGTTGGGCCTCAAGGTGAGAAGGGCGATCCTTTTACTTATGAGGACTTTACACCGGAACAACTGGAAGCTCTTACCGGGCCAACAGGTCCGCAGGGTGAACAAGGCCCGAGAGGATATCAGGGCGAACGCGGTCTTCAGGGCATCCAGGGTGAACGAGGCCCGCAGGGTATTCAAGGTCCACAGGGTATTCAAGGAGAAGTTGGCCCTCAAGGCGAAAAGGGTGATCCGTTTGAGTACAGCGATTTTACTCCGGAACAACTGGAAGGACTGAGAGGTCCTCAAGGTATACAAGGCGCAACAGGCCCACAGGGTCCGAAAGGCGATCCGTTTGAGTACAGCGATTTCACCCCGGCTCAACTGGAAGCACTTCGGGGTCCACAAGGTATTCAAGGTGAGACAGGACCGAAAGGCGATGCGTTCGAGTATAGCGACTTTACACCTGCGCAATTGGAAGCGTTGAGAGGCCCACAAGGTATTCAAGGCGAGACCGGTCCTCAAGGTCCGAAAGGTGATGCGTTCGAGTATAGCGATTTCACCCCGACTCAACTGGAGGGTCTGAGAGGTCCACAAGGTATCCAAGGCGAACAGGGTATCCAAGGCGAACAGGGTATCCAAGGTGTAAGCATAACTACCGTGAGTAAGACATCCGGTACTGGTGCTCCGGGGACAGTTGACACCTATACTGTGAACAAGTCTGACGGAACTACGGCTGGAACATTTGATGTCTATAACGGGCAGGATGCGAACCCGGGGGCCAGTACACCGCTTATGGACGGAACTGCTGCTGTAGGTTCGTCCATTCTTTATGCAAGAGAGGACCATGTACATCCGAGTGATGATACAAAGGTGGACAAGGTTGATGGGAAAGGACTATCGACAGAGGACTATACGTCTGATGAGAAAACTAAACTTTCCGGAATTTCTTCCGGGGCGGAGGTTAATCAGAATGCGTTCTCTCGCTTCACGGTTGGTTCAATAAACATAGATGCCGACTCCAAAACGGATGCCATCACTCTTGTAGCAGGCAACAATGTTACTCTTACTCCTGATGCTACGAATGATAAGATAACAATTGCTTCGGCGAACACCACGTATGGCGATGCGACTCAGTCCGCTCATGGCTTAATGACAGCAGCGGATAAGACAAAGCTTGATGGGATAGCGGCCGGTGCTAATGCGTATTCGCTCCCGTTGGCAGCAAGCGGAACTAGAGGTGGTGTCAAGGTCGGTTTTACGACTGACGCCACGAATAAAAACTACGCTGTTCAATTATCCAGCGAGAAGATGTACGTAAATGTACCTTGGACAAACACAACGTACTCAGCAGCCACCCAATCCGCTAACGGCCTGATGTCTTCGGCGGATAAGAAGAAGCTGGACGGCATCGCTTCTGGTGCTCAGGTGAATACAGTTACTGGGGTTAAAGGTAATTCAGAGTCCAGCTATCGTACTGGAAACGTAAACTTGACTCCGGCGAATATAGGAGCGCAGTCAGCAAAGATAGCAACTACAGCGACTCTTGCAACGAATGCTAAATCATGGACTTGGAGTAATAGTAATGTTACGGCGTCTAACACCGTACTGATTGCACCCGCGCCCGCATCCTGGGTTCAATGGGTAGACCATAGAGTACGTTGTTCAGCTCAGGCAGCTGGCAAACTCACTTTTACGGCGGATACAAATACAACTGCGGCAATAACTGTAAACATAGTTATTCTTAATTAATGGAGGATTAATAAAATGAACGAAAAATATTTTCTCGTAGAAATTAAGCACATTGCAAGCACTGACACCTGGGACAAAGGCGTAGTGGTAAAGGACACGCTGAATGGAGCGCGTCAGTCATTCCATGCATACCTCGGTGCCTATGGTTACGGTAGCAACGCAGACACCGACTATGTTGCCTGCCATATCCTCGACCTGACAGGTATGACGTTTGATGTAGCTATCGATGACAGAATCCCTGAGCCCGAACCTGAGCCGGAACCTGAACCCGAGCCTACTCCTGAACCTGAACCGGAGGGCGAAGAGAATGCTTGACAGGGATGAGCTTGAGCAGATCATCACAGCGCAGATTGATAACAAATGGAAGTGAGTTCCTATGATACTTAATCTTGTAACCGGTCGTCCGCATGTGGCCACGGTGAAAGTCACTACCACTGCCGGTGCTACGGTAACCTGTGTATTATCTCCGTACTCCTTCTCAGCAACGGCGAACAGTTCCGGTGTGGCCAGCTTTGTCGTACCGAAGATAGGTACATGGGTGTGTACAGCAAAGTCCGGTTCTATAACGAAGAGCGCGAACGCATCCGTCACGTCAGTCGGGCAGACAGTGAATCTGACGATTACGCTGACGAAGTATCTGTATCACGATGGCACACAGGATGTGGCGTGGACATACGATGCCAGCAGTTCAGCGGGTTCTGATTGCTTGACTATACGCGAAGTAGGCTATGCTACGACGGCTATTGACCTGTCTGGTTATTCCACTTTGCATTTACAGTATACCGCTACCGGCCCTGGTACCCTCGGCCACTTAGGCTATTGGAAAGCAGGTACAACGCCGAGCCCATATACGCTGGAAAAAAGCTTGGCCCTCAACGCAGCTTCATCGAAAACAGCGGTTACCTTGGATATTTCGTCTGTTACCGGGAGTAAGTTAGTCGGTGTAGGCGCATTAAATGGCGGTAACGGAATAAAAGTATATCAAGTCTACCTTACATAATGAGGATTACATAATATGAGTATTATTATAAACGGCCCAGCCGAAACTTTAACATGTAAGTACTGCGGGAGAGACTACCTCTCCCGTGGTAAAAAAGATCCCGGATTTTGTAAAGAGTGTGAGCGCAGGATGAAAGGCGATACAGCTCCTATAACCGGTGGCAATGATAGATTCGATAAGGTAGAGAATTATGTTAGAGACGCCGAGAACGTAGCTAATGACAATTCTCATGGATATTCTCAGGCACGGCGCAACGGCGATCCTGACTATGATTGTTCCAGTCTGGTTAGCAACGTGGTGCAACGAGCAGGTATTCCTGTGATGGAAAAGGGTGCTTCGTACACCGGGAATATGCGTGATGCTTTCTTGGCTTGTGGATTTAAGGATGTAACTAATCAGGTTAACCTTGCCAACTGCGCTGGAATGGTCCGAGGAGATATTCTTCTTGAGGATAAGACTCCGCAGCATGCAGGGGATCATACGGCTATATACGTCGGAAATGGCCGGATCGTTCAGGCTGGTGGTACTGATGGACATCCTGAACCTGGTGATCAGACAGGGAGAGAGATCCGCGTCATGCAATATTACAATTTCCCGTGGCGAGTAGTTCTCCGGTATCCGCACAACACGCAGACAACTGATGGTATTAATCCGGTTGTTAATCCTGACCTTCTTCCTTATGAAGATCCCACGCATATCAACCACGACGACTATCCGTATATTATGCGGTATGGTGACTGGGGCAAAGAGGTGCTGGATGTCCAGAAGAAACTGAAAGCACTTGGCTACTATACCGGTGAAGCTGACGGTAAGTTTGGTGATCAGACACTATCCGCAGTGATGAAGTTCCAGGAAAGGAACAGGCTTCTCATGGATGGCGAAGTTGGTCCGGACACTATGGGCAAGCTGAACGAGCGGTATAAAGAGGTAGGGAACAAGGAACTGAAGCTCGGCCAGATTGTTACCTTCACGGGTGGCAAGGCGCGGATATCCTCAAATGTAGATATGGGCAAGAGCTATGAACCGGGCAAAGCGAAAATCACTTCCATAAAACTCGGAGCTAAGTTCCCGTATCACCTGGCCCCGAATGAATCTGATGTATACGGTTGGGTAAAGCCCGACCAGATTAAAGGAGAATAAAAATGATCTCTATTATATTATTGGCTCTTGCAATTGCACTTTTAATTTTTACGGATGCGATGCTTTTTAAGAAAGTGGTCGATCTTGAGGAAATCGTTGACTCCCACTGGGAAGCTACCCAGCGCGAGGCGGATGCTATCTGGGGGCAGCTACATGACAGAGAAGATGGAGAATGATCTGCCGAAGTGCAGAAAATGCGGACAGACGGTACCGGCAGGGAAAGATCTCTGCTGGTGCTGTGAACATGAGCCGAAGCTGGGGCTCAATAAAAAGGATCACACCTGCGGGGTTGACAGCTGTGATATAGATTTTACTCAGAAAGGGTGATCGATGATGGCAAATTTAATTGCCCTCATCCAGGTGTTGGCTCCGATTCTTGTTGCTCTTGTTGGCGTCATTCCTACTATCATCGCTAATAGGAAGAAGACAGAAGCGAGTCTAGCCGCACTGGGTGATAAGGTGGATGGTCTCGACAAGAAGTTGGACAAACACATCAAGGAAAATGAATTCGACAATGCAAAACAGGTACGAGTCAGGATATTGAGATTTTATGACGAACTATGTCGGGCGATGTCACGAGGAGAGATGCCGTGCTCGGAGAGTCACTTCGAGGACATTCTTGACGACGTCAGTTATTATAAGCGGTTCGTTATAAACCACCCGGATTTTAAAAACAGCCGTGGGGAAGTAGCTATGGAATACATAGAGAAGACGTATCACGAAATGAAAACAACCGGTGGATTTCTGGTGCATGCGGCATGATGGAAAACACATTGGCTTTTATTGTTTTTGTTCTCTTCGTTACTTACGCATGTATTGTGAGTAATGAGGACCATCACAGGAAACCGTAAGGAGGATGGTAACTATGAATGAAGAAATGAAAAAGAACCTTGCAAGAAAATTTACCTCCCGTAAATTCTGGATGGCTGTTGCCGGTTTTATCGCGAACATCCTTGTACTTGCAGGTGGAAGCTCCGGCACAACTGAGCGAATTACCGCTATGATTATGGCTGGCGGTATGATCATCGCATATATCATCGGTGAAGGTTTCGCAGACGGCTCCCCGAAAGAATACAATTACTATTACGGTAATGGGGAGGTACAGTATGGGGATTACAGCGATGAGATTATACAGTAATAGACTTGATAGGGGATTGACTTTAATTAATAAGTCATCCCCTTTATTCGTATATAAGGAGGTGGGGTAAATGGCAGTCTCTAGTACTGGTAGTGGCACTGTGCCCGCGACAGAATCCAATCCTTCAGGCGTAAAAAACCCATACGGCGCTCCGGGCGGTGACAGTTCTTGGAAACCGAGCTACAGTTATGCCGGAAGCCATCATTACTATGTAGACGATACCCCTAGACCAAGTGCAGCAGACCTCGCAGCAGAGAGAGCACGGACAGGTTCATCCAGTTCAAGACGCAGTTACTCTGGCGCGGGCATACGAGATATCGGCGGATTGCAAGGCTACACGGATATGCTTATGGGTATGACTACACCAGCAGAAACAGAGCCTGCAGAACCAGTAGATACTTCTGCAGTAAGAGACAACCTGTATAATAACCCTGCAAACGCCAACGCTAATAAAGCTCTTCTGGAAAATGCGGGGCTTAATTTTCCACAGCAGACTCAATTGAATGTACCTGGGCAGGTAGCTCTTCCGAATGAAGTAGCTCTGCCGAATAATATTGCGCTGCCTAATGAGGTAGCTCTGCCGAACAATGTAAATCTTCCGAATGAGATCGCTCTTCCGGATAAGGTTGCGTTACCGGATCAGATCAACTTCCAGCAGGCGATGCAGGAAGCGGGGGTCGATGTCGGCAGAGTAAACAACATAGACACCGTAAGAGAAGAGGCACTGCTTGGCCAGTTGACTGAGGCTCAGAGGCAGCAGGCTATTAACAGTGCGGACTATAATGTTGCGCAAGGTACGGCACAACTGCAGAGACAGATGCAGGAGGCACAGCGCCAGTTCCAGACTCAGCAGAGGCAGATCGATATTGATGAGGCCAGAGCAAAGGACAACCAGGCACTGTATACTGAAGCAAGAGGTGACCGTGGCGGTATTGGTCAGGCTCAGTATGATACGATCCAGAATACAGCGGCTACTAATCGACTGACGGTACAGACCGAGCAGACGCAATTGGCAACAGACACGGCAAGACAGGTGGCCGATCTCCGTGCTCAGGGCGAATTCGAGAAAGCAAATCAGCTGCTTAATATTTCGCAGCAGTATCTGTCCAAGCTGATGGATTTGTCCACATGGGCTAAAGAGGCGAACGTTGGCATTGACGAGTTCAATCTCCAGGTTGCTCAGTGGGAAGAGAATTACAAGCTAAGTCTGGTGGATGCTCAACTTGAGGCTCAGGCATCGAATCTTAATCTGGCCAAGGTCATGATGGAGCAGAACCAGAACCAGTTCAATAATGCGTATCAGCAGGAGAACAGCCTGTACAATGCAAGATGGAATCAGGCACAGCAGCTCTGGCAGAATGCATATCAGCAGGAGAACAGTTTGTACAACGCCCGTTGGAATCAGGCTACTGATCTGTTCAATGCTGCATACAACCAGGAGCAGGCGATGTTCGATGCGAGAAGGAATGCAGCGAATGACTATCTCAACAACCAGATCAATGCCGGTAACTATGGCATCAACGCACGGAATGCCGCACTTGAGGCACAACTTAAAGCGGCTGAGGCAACGGGTTCCTTTGCGGATGGTACGCCGACATATCAGGCACAGCAGAATGCCCGTCAGATCCTTGCGGCATCTGGTCAGGCACTGCTGGAGAAGGGCATCATCCCAACGGCTGAACAGCTCTCGGCTATGGGCATGCTGGCTGAACAGGCCGCAGCGATTGCGTCTATGCCAACAGCAAGTTACGACAGGTCTGCTGCTGGCGGTGCGCTTTCTGGTGCGTTCGGACTTGGCGGCGGAACGCAAATGAGCTATTACCCGTCGCTTAATCTGCCGAGCAACAATCAGACGACATCGTCCGTTGTTGACCCGTTTGCTCTTGGCTATGGCGGGGCTCTGGGTGGCTTAACCGGTTTGACTACGACGCCAACGGCGAGCGGAGCTACGGCTAGTGCGGATACCTCTACTGACCTTGCGAACCTTAATAATGCTTTAGCCGCCGACAGAAATGTATTACCTACCAACTGGAGCGTACCTACTACAGCTACAACCGCTGATATGGATCGCGCGAATCTGAACACGGCGTGGGATAATGCATCCGGTTCAAGCCAGCTCTATACCCTTCCGTCTGGAAGGCAAATAAGTCTCTATTGATAAAAGGAGATAATGCGTAATGGCGCTAGTAAAAGATGAACTAGGTAAAGAAAAAGATTTTGGTAACCATAATATATCAGTACCTTCCGTAACTCCAACTCCTGAGACGAAGTCGTATGATATAGACTACGACGCAATGGACCGGGCGGACTCGTATACCCCAACTGCGGATTATAACAGTACGGATAAGATTAATCCGATTACGAATTCTTATGACCCATCTAATGCGCCGGAGACTCTTTTCCCAAGTGATAACGGTTCGAATGATAGCGATAATTATTCATGGGAAACAGATACCCCTTCTAATACTAATCCTATCGATGACTCTTACGATGGGGACGGATCAGAGGTTTCCAATACCGAGACGTCTGCTCCAGAAACTCCAATCCAGGAAGAGACTGAGGATAATACTGTAACGCAGCCAGAAGAGACCAAGAATACTGAAGCTGCCAGCCACGCAGGGGAGAAGGCCACTGAATCTCAGACCGAGAAAGCCACGGAGTCGAACGGCGAGAAGATCATGGAAGGTATGGATACCTGGCCCGACTGGCTCAAGAACGTCGTGGCGAATATGGACGGTGATACTTTCTCCGAAGAAAAGAAGAAAGAAGCCGACCAGATTGCTCAGGCTAATGCCGCAGAGCAGGCCAGATATGAGAAGTACTTCCAGAATGGCGGCAGGTCTTTCCCCCCAGAGAGTGATCCTAACTACTGGATAATGCCTACCGGAGAGGACGAAGTTCTTGAAGGCGATGTCCGGAACTATACCAACGACCCAGGCGGGAAAACTGGTATCGAAAAATGGCAGGACGCTATGACGCCTCAGGTTAATGCTGTTATTGACTTCATTGTCAATGAGGGCGACAAATACAACACTCCTGAGAAGCGCGAAGAAGTTATTAAGTGGGCGGCTAATGTTCTAGCGGATGCAAATGAATTCGGGTCCAAGTGGGGCACGGACGAAATGAAGGGCGCTGAAGAAGCCGGGTATACTCTTGAGGATATCCAGAAGCTGGCCCAAGGCGATCCTGACAAAAACTGGCCTAGTATTCAAGGCCTGTTCAATGCTCTCGTTGCATACGACAATGAAATGCGGCAGTACGACATGATCGATACGACTCCGCTTACTACTCAGTATCAGGCGGACATAAAGACCGCTAACGATGCTGTAGATAAGGCACAGGCCGCATATGACAAGGCGCATCTCGACGCAGATAATTATAGGAACAGCGGCGCGGAGTATGACTTCGGCGTACTGGACGCTGAGAAAGAAGCAAAGGCTGATCTTGATGAGGCTGTTGCAGAGCGGAAACGTATTGAGGAGCAGTACACCAACGACCTGAATACTGCAACGAATCTGAATAATGACAGAAAGATCAAGGCTGCATTCCTTGGTAACGAAACGGTAGAAGATTGGCAGGCTACTGTAGAGTCTTTGCAGTCTGCTCTTGGGTACTTCACTCCTGCATCAACAGAAGCTGACTACGGTACGGCTGGCGGTAACATAGATCTTAACGCCCGCCCTGTACTGACGAATGTCGACGGCACGTACTCTACTGTAGACTCTGTAGTTATCCAGGATGGCGATCAGTACGTGCTTATCCCCACTGTGATCGAAGTAGATGGGGAGTGGAAGCATGTATCCCAAAAGGAAGCAGAGGACCACTACAAGGCTACAGGCGAACAGCTTGGCAAGTTTGATAGCGAGTCTTCCGCAGAAATGTATGCATTCCAGATCGAGCAGGACCAGGCACACTACTACCACGATACCGCTGCAGAGAAACTTCTTGATGAAGCCCAGGTAAGATACGATACTGCGGCTACGGCATACGATACCTTAGAAGCAGATGCCGACGCCAAGTACACTGCCTATAAGGAGCTCGAAGAAAAGATAATAGCAGAGAATGAGAAGTTCAACAGTCTCCAGCAGTGGCAGATCACCAAGCAGATGGTTGATGATTATAATGTACTGTGGGAGCAGTATGAAGCTTCCATAACAGCGTCGAACGAAGCACAGAAGGCATTAGGCGAAGCAAGAACGGCGAGGAATGATGCAAGCGATCAACTGCAGGATGCAACCCGTCGTTACGGAAAAGCCTTCGGTGATGAATCCGATCCGGCATTCCTACAGAAAGCACTGGACTATGCAAACACACAGCTGTGGGATGCAGAACTCAATAAGGTGAAGGCCGATCTCTATGCGGCTAATCCGGAGACAGCTGCGCAGGAATATGCGGATTATCTCCAGCGGCAGGTAGCGGATTACAATGCCATGGAGAACGGAATGGGCGTCGTCTACGGCGATGGCAACATAAATCTTCATGAACGCTTTGTCGGTTTCGGACCGGACAAGGAAGACGACGATATCGAGCTGGAAGATGCTTTCGATGCGTACATGGTCTATGACGACGGGCAATATGTCAACGTCCCGGCTATGGTTAAAGACGAGAACGGCGAATGGCAGTACTTGTCCCGTTCAGAAGCAGCCAAACATTATCGTGAAACCGGAGAGTATTTCGGTAAATACGACACGCTCACCGAGTCCCGCATTGCGAGAGATAAGCTTCAGAACGAAATCAGCGACACCCTGTATGAGTCATACTGGACGCGACAGTATAACGAACTTGACGAGCAGATCGTTGCGTTGGATAGTCAGATAGATGATGTCCTAGATCCGAATGACGAGAACGTAAAGCTCTATAACGATCTGATTGCTCAGCAGAAAGCAGTTCTGGAAGAGAAAAAGAAATATAGTTCTTCTCAAGACGATACTAAGCTGACAGACGAGCAGACCAAGAGAGCTAAGTTCTTCCAGAATGAATTACAAACTCAGAAGGCCCGTGACTATTACAACTCGGCAATAGGCCTTATCAGCGACAACTCTGGCCGTGGTCTGGAGAATATAATTGCCCAGACAAAAGCAGAACTCGGCTACAGCATGGATGACTGGAACGCGGATTACACCGACTTCTCTGAGCAATGGAAAGAGGAGCACGGACTTGGAAATGCTAAGGGGCTTAATAGTCGGTTCCAGGAACAGCTGGACATGGACTTCTTTAAAGCCTATCCGGAATACGCTTCCGGTAATCGCGGGCTGGTTGGTGAAAGAGAACAGGCTTTTGCAAACTATCTGCTTGATACTGCGGCGTCCGGACAATACGACGCCAGACTGAACCAGTCTATAACAGAGTACGCTAACTATCTTCTTGGCAACGGAAATAAGCCTAACTCGAGTTGGTGGGAATCCGGTAACGAGTCCACTCTCAATACGCTCTGGACAAATTTTGACGCAGCACATCCAGAGTATCAGAAGGCCATCGACCAGAAGAACGAAGAGCTTGGCTATCAGAAATCTTTCCGTGGTATTCAGGTACAGGTCGGCGTGGACGAACAAGGCCACGGGGTTTATGGCGTAGATATCCAGCGTGATAAGAATTATCAGGATAAAGTAAAAGCCGGTGAACGATTCGCTGACTTGGCTATGGCTATTCGCGGATCTAAGAGGATCGATCAAGATACTATCAATCCAAACGCGCAGCAGGCATACCAGCAGCAACTAAAGGGCGTAACTGGCTTGTTGGATGTCATCCCTGGACTGACCGATACTCAGAAGAAAGAAGCGGAACAGTACATAGCGCGTTTCGGTGTAGGCAACGTACTCCCGAATGATACGTGGTCTTATACTGAGTTACAGACCTATGCCTACTACATCGGCAACGGTGAGCTGCAGACGGCTCTCGAGTATGCAAAGGACCAGAACAGACTCCATGACGGTGAAACGCATGAGGCCAGAGTCAAAGCGGTACAGGACTTCTCCGCAGCAATGGCCGGTAATCTGTTCGACGGGAAGCGCAACTGGGGCGATGCGGCTGGAGCGGCATATCTGCTGGGCTCAATATTTGTCACCGGTATACCAACAGCTCTAGGCTTTGGCATAACTGATTCAATCGGATTTTATAATGAGGCCAAACGTACCGGCGAAGTTCCGATTTATGCTAATCCAACTGTTATGGAACTTATGGACGCTGTTAATGCCGGGCTTTATGGCGAACTGGGAGAACATTGGCAGAAAAATATTAATATCCCGTTCTTCGGTGAGACTACACTTTCAGCGGCTACATTGCCTAAAGCTTTACAGAGTGCTATGCAATCGACATACGTTGTTGGCATGGCTGGCGCTCTTGCATCAGTTGCCGGGGTTGCAGCTCCCGCGCTGGCTACAGAAGCCGCAGCAAAAGCTATTTCCTGGGGGTATACGACACTGGCTTATGGCGGCGCTTCTTATGCAAATGCATTCCAAGAATCGTTTGCACGTACCGGAGATGTAAATAAAGCCAACCAATACGCTCTTGCCAGTGCTTTTGCAGATGGCTTTAGTGAAGCTGTATCCCTTGATATCATATTCGATAAGATCCCGGATATTGAACTCTCCAGTAACGGGCTCTTTAACGATATAGTTAACGGCGTATTAAAAACGTCTACGTCCGGCTTCGTTGAGGCCAGTGAAGAATTCAATACAGAAAAACTCACAAATGCTATCGCGGAGTGGATTGAAGGCGAGAGAAGTGAGTATCACACCAGAAAGAATGAACTGCTTCAAGAATCTGACATTACTCCAGAAGAAGCCGAGTATATCCTGAAGCAGGAAGAAAAGAAAAAACTCGCTGACATTGTAACAGACAGTTTTGCCAGTGGTGCACTGATGGGCTTCGGTAATGCCGTAAGAGAAGGCAAGACCAACCAAACGTACAGGCAGATCGGTAACGATATGCTGAAAAGCGGTCTTGGTATAGATTTTACCAACTCTGTTCTAGACCATTCCAAAGACCCGGTGATGATGCAGTACGCTGCCGAGTCTCCCGTAACACCTGTGGCTGCTGCTGTACAACGCGCAGCAGAGGCTGGGTATACTCCGTCAGAAACCACTGGTGATACGGAGACGACTACAGTTGAAAACGCGGCTCCTGCAGCACCTGAGACACCGGCAGTTATTCCTCCTGCGAATGCAACACCCGCTGCTCCTGCAGCACCGGTTGCACAGGAAGGTAGTACTCCCGAGGAGAATCAGGCACCGGCAATTATTCCTCCCGCAAACACAACACCTACAGGGCCAGCACCGAATCGCCACGGGGAAGAGAGAGCAGAACAGCAGCAACCTCTGGCTATACCTCGTGCAAAGGCTGATGAGAACGGTAAGTTCCCGTCATCTCCTGACGACACTGAAGAAGAGAGTCGTGTAAAGGCCATCCTCAACAGGAAGCAGGACTCTGTTACTATTAAGGAAGCCAGAGAGATCGCAAGAGACCAAGGCCTGCGTGATGCATTTAAAGCTATCACCGGCATAGAGCTCACTGGTACGATCAAGAACATGGCTGACCAGATCCGTTCAGCTAAGGCTGGACTTGCTGCTGAAGTGAAGAACGGAAGCTCTGAAGCAGAAGGAGTATCGGAGAACGCTCCCGAAGTCACAAAAGAAGAGCTAACGCCAGAGCAGCAGAAATATAACGAGAACTACGACAACCTTGTCAAGCTGAATCAGGAACAGACAGGGCTTGAAGATAGGCTTGAGAAGCTGCAGCAGAATGGCAGAGCTGCGACAATATTCTCTACCATTGCAAGAACGGGTAAGAAGGTACCTACAATCTTTGGTAATGGCGTGGCCTATGAAAAACAGCTTGCAAACGGAAAGAACATCCACATTGAATTCGCAGACGGGGATAAACATCATCTCTTCCCGAGAGCGTTTATATACAACGGAGACGGAACAATCACCGGTTTCAATGCGGGGGCAAAGGGAAAGACACAGACATTTAAATCTCAGGCAGAGTACGTCGCAAGTTATAATTATAAACAAGAAGACGGAATAGATCAGACCATTGAGAAGATAGGAAATGCAAATAAAGATGTCGCCGATATTCTAAATGGCTGGTATGATTCAGCGGTTGAAAAACTACAGAATAAACTTAACGACGTACGCGGCAAATACAATGACGCGATGCAGTACCTTCTCGCGCATACTAGTGATGCCCCGTCAGTAACCTCCGGCGCGACAAGTGAAACAACCGGAACGACGACTGAAGAAGCCACGGCCCCAGTTGAGCCAGCATCAGTAGACCAGACCCCTGCTAGTCCGATTACAGAGCAGGCACCGGAAGTTGCCGAAGCGGAGCAACAAAACGAGGCGCCTGCTACACCTGTAATCCCCACGAAGGAACAATTTGACGATCAGCAGAATAGCGGCAAAGAAGACGCGTCTGCTCCCGGTAAAGATAAGAAGCCAATTGATCTTACCGGAAAGACAAAAGCAGAACGGATTGCGGGACTAGAAGAAGCACAGAATAATGTGTATAATGCATCCGATAAATTTACGCGGCTTAATGACGCTAAAGATGCTTTCGCACTGTTCAGTATGATGGACCAAGCCAAAGACGTCGATCACTGGACTAACTCGAACAACTTCGGTTACGAATGGACTCTTGCCGACGGCACGGTAATTCATGTTGATTCCCCATACGATCTTCGTGCTCTCGCAGAATCTGGGTTCTCGCGAGAAGAAATAGACAAGCAGCGTAAGAAATATTTTAATGGCGGACTTGATAAGGCCACGAAGGCGCCTACAGATGTAGCCGTCGAAGCTTGGATTAATTTCAGCGATGGGACGACTATTGACCTCGGTGACGCGGGCAACCGGAAAAAAGGAGTAAGCGAAAAAACCGACTATGCCACACTATGGTACGGCATAGACTTTGTACTCCACGAGCTCAATAAACACTCGGAGACCAAGAGCTTTGTAGATGAAGCGATGGGCAACTTTGAAACTATGCGCCAGCAGGCAGAAACTGAGAGAAACGATGCCCGCCAGTATCTAAAAGACTACAGGGCAGCGATGGCCGATAGCAGCAATGGCAAGCAATACTCTGTGGGCAAAGATACCAAGCAGGAACAGTCTACGGTAGACGGCACCGAGCTTTCCCGGAATGGCGAACCGAGTGCCGATACCCAGAAAGGTGAGCCGCTTAGAGTACAGAACCCGCAGGACACGACCACCGATACAGAAACCGCTACAGAAGGAACCACTGCACGAACTCACACAGAAGGTACTCCTACTCCGGGCCCGACTGAAGGGAACGGCGAGACGGACTACAGAGGTTTCGACAAAGGCGAGCAGGCAAGAGAGATTACATCACTTGCTCAGGACATCCGTAACCGCTGGAACAGTAGAATGCAGGCGGTGGCTGAGAACGGTACTAGAATCCAAGCCGAGATCGCAGAGATCTATGAGCGGATGAAGAACAACCAGAGCCGACCGAACGACGCATCACGACTGAAGTATCTGGAGCAACAACAGGCCAACAACACGGCCAAGACCGGAGATATTGCAAGAGATATCGGTAAGCTGGCTCTTATGGTTCGTGAGTTCGATCCGGGTATGTTCAACGCTATTGTCCTCGAGAACGGCGAGGGTATGTTCAAAACCATGCCGAACTGGTTCTTCAACGCTGTTAACGAGTTTGACCACGAGGCCAGACAGAATACGGAGTCTATGGCGTACCTCTATGCCAAGACTCAAAATCCGAATAGTATTGTTCTTTCGGATATCGGTACCACGCTCCATGACAAATATGGTCTGGATGCAGGTACAGCAGCGGATGTACAGTCTTTCCTAGAAGGAATACTCAAAGGTTCTGCTCGTATTACTTATAAGAGCATACAGGAGTTCGCAGCGCAAGACTTCATGAAGGACTACAATACGAGGAATGCGATCTACAACTACATTCTTAATACGGTAGGCCAGCAGTCTGAGGATCTCCTGAAGGTTATCCAGACCGGGGATATCAACGACGTACTGAACAACACATGGAAATTCTTCCGTCTTGCTAATGCCAACATTGAACAGCGGGAAGCCAGAAGCGCGGGTATTAGCCAGAACAACGAACGCGAGTATCGTGGCCAGCAACAGATGAACAGGTCCATGGGGTATACACAAGGCTCCTATGGTCCTACTCCTACACCCGTTCATGCAAATGACAATCTTGCGCAGCTGATGCAGGCAAGACAACAGGCTCAGCTTGGTGGTACGAACAACCCGAATATCGAAGCATTCCGTATGGACGTTATCCCTCCGGCTAATACTTCAATGCCAGGTGCGGCTACAGAGAATAGAGCACCGCGTGTACAGTCCTCCAAGACCACGACGAAGACTGAGTCCAAGGCGGCACAGCCAGCACCTCGTCTGGACCCGCAGACCAGGATAGCTTCCTATCAGGCGTCTATACCGCAGAGTGCAAAGGATGTGGCCGGTCGTCAGATAAAGATCGGGCGCAGGACTTACAATGTCTACTCTTATTATAATATGCGCCACGCTCAGAACTCTAATGTTACTCTGGACGTAGCGGCGAAAGAATTTAAACTTATCCTCGACGGCGCAGGACAGAACGCAGCTATAAACTGGGTGGCCAAGACTGAGGGTACTGACACTGGCGCTGCAGTCGTGAAGAAGGGCGACAAGGCGGATACCACAGAGAAGCCGAAGAACCCCAAAGAGCAGAAGGTAAAGAACCTCGATGAGGAGCTGGAGAAGAAGCTCGGGGCCAGAGAAGTCCATCCCAGAAGCTGGGAGGATAAGGTACGTCTCAATCCGTCATTCCCGTGGAAGACACGTCGTGAGTTTGTCGAGAGCGAGGTGTCGAAGGGCAAATCCGCAGAAGAGGCGCATCTCCAGTTCGATATGATGATGGACCGTGCAGCCAACGATACATTTGGCACAATGGAAGTGGAGTACGGAATCACCGTTACCAAACCAGACCGTACCGCGTCGAACAAGACTGCAGAGAAGGCGAAGAGCACAAAAAGCGAGCCCAAGAAATCCACGTCGAAGAAATCCGCGCCTAAGACCCAGACAGCACCTCAACCGTTCCGTGTGCCTAATGTCGGCGCTACTGTCGAGTCCACACAGCGTGAAATAGCTAGCTTGACATCAGAGCGTGACAGGATATATAATGATCCCAAAGGCAACGCTGAACGTCTGCAGGAAGTGGAGCGTAAGTTAGCTGCAGCACAGGAAGACCTTGCAACACTACAATCCAGACATGGAGGAACAGATAATGATATTCGACCGAATGATAGTACGCCTGCCGAACGGAGCGTCAATCCCGATGACTCAGGAGCAGCTGGAACTGTATCAGCAGGGCAAGTGGGATCCGCTGAATCCGAAGCCCAGAACAGCGGAGGAGGAGAAGGAATATCAGGGGCGGAAGAAAGCTCTGATGGACGAGATCTTCGGGGACGACGAGTAAACGCAACTCTTCTCGACCTGTCAGGCGAGAAGAAGAGAGATACAATAGAATATAACCACGGCTTCGTTGTCTACGATTCCTTCTCGGATGACGAGTCCGTACTTACTAATGAGGAGAGATCTGCTGTACGCCGCGCACAAAGCGCTGGCGTAGAACGGGTCTTTTTTGTTGACGCGGATGGTCTATACAGCTTGATCCGTGACGAGAACGGAAAGGTAATAAATAGAACTCCGTTTGATGGCGTGGTCTTTAATAATCACGGCATGGATACCATGATCATTAACGTCAACAGGGATATTAAGAATGCGCACCACGAGATATCCCACGAGATGCTCAAGAAGCTCAACGACGCTGAACGGTCTAAGTATTTGAAGAAGGCGATAGGAGCAATCTTCAAAGGAAAGAAATCCCTGTTCGACCGGCTCTACGACTATTATAGCGGCCTTTACAAAGACGCCTATGCCAATAAATCCCCAGAGGAATTCGAGCAGGCCGTCCTCAACGAGATGTACGCCGATCTAGTAAATGGCATAGATAGAATGTCGTGGATGCATGGTGTCTCGCTTATTCAGTCCGATATGCCGACATACCAGCGCCTAGCCCAGAAGTTCGAGCTGGACAACAAGCTGGTAGAATACGCTACATCCGAAGCAGCCCAGACGCAGGACTACAGTGATTTCGTGAAGGGCAAGCAGTACAGTCTTAGCCAGCCGGTAACTATGGACGGCGATAATGTAGCTGAGGACAACCAAGGTGCCAGCTTGTCCAGAGGTCAGCTGGAGTACTTCAAAGGCTCCAGAGTCAGAGATAATCTGGGCCGGTTGCTGAAGCTGTGGCACGGATCTATTACACACGCCACCCAGAACATCTTCGACCCGCAGTGGGCGGCAGACCATCTGAGCTTCTTTGCGGTGGACGATCCTCGTATAGCCGGATCTTACTCAGGTACCATGCGTGAGGTTAACCCCATGCGTGAGATGACTGAGGTACCGGGTATAGAGGAAATGGACGACAACGAGCTGGGCGACTTCCTTGCTAAGAGGGCAGAGGAAGAGACCGGGTACAGTGACGGCTATGGTCGAGTATTTGTCGAGAACGAACTGTATGACAATGTAGAGAACCTGTATACTCTCGCACACAGTCTCGATACACTAATGGCTTTGGCCCCGTATTCTAAGGATTTCCTAAACGCAGCGCAAAGGATACGGAATCTTATGGAGGCGGCGGCTGGTGATGCCGATAACTATTTCGAAGGTGTTATCGAGCAGGCTAAGATTGCACGGGATCATCTTCCGGAGATTGCAGAAATCGCGCCATCGCTGAAGAGGTTCATAGACAAGATCATGAACCAGCTCGAGGAAGAACTCGATAACTTTGAATACCTCTACGACGAACTGTATGACGCCTATGAGAATAACGAGTCCGTATTCGAATTCGATGGCGAGATGGTGTCCAGAGAAGACGCAATCGAACTGGCACAACAATTTGCACCGCCGACGGTAGAGGACTTCACAACCAGAGGCAACAGACCGTTATACGCGAATCTGAAGAATCCGTATATCTATGACGCTGAAGGCGGAATATGGAGTAGACTCTCCGATAAGGACGGCATCCGGGCATATCTGGAGAGAATAGGAAACCCGAAGCAGCAGGAGAATTTCCTGTTTAGAGAAGACATACCGGGAACTATGACCACTAACGGCGTTGTAAACTGGGCACATGCTCATGGCTATGACGGCGTTATCTTCCGAAACATTGAAGATGTAGGTGGCAAAGACGATGGTACTCTGGACGGAACGCTCGCCACGATTGTTGTCGGCTTCGAGTCCAACCAGTTCAAGGACCCGGACAACAAAAACCCGACCAATGATCCTGACTTCCGGTTCAGCATCTCCTCTGCTCAGGACTGGTACGAGAACGCTACAGAAGACGAGCGCAAGGTAGAGATGGCATCGATCAGAACGTTCGGTATCACCTCTAACTATCGTCACGGCGGATACATTATTCCGCAGGGCCAGATGCTTAACTTCTCCGGCTCCCATGAGCTCAGACCTCAGGACCGTCAGACGTATGAAAAGTTCCAGGAAAACCGTACTGTTGACCATCGTGAAATCGCTAATGTCTATAAGTCTGTTGGTATCGACGTCGGCACCAACATGCAGGATAAAGGCATGGTGGAGTTCATGAGGCAGGGCAACATCCGTATGCAGCCTGAAGCACCGGGTGTTCACCTCTTCAAAACAACAGCGCCGACAACTGAACAGCTTGCCACAATCGAGAAATACATCGAGTGGGCACAGCAGAACAGACGCGTACATGGCTCCGATACATTCATGGTGGATATCATGGACGACAACGGAAACAATGCTGAGTCCAAGACATTCAAGCTGGGCCAGAGCGCGGATGACATAACAGACGAGATCGCTTACTACTATGAGCACGGTTCTTTCAAACGGAAGTACGTCTCACCGTTTGCGATGTTCTTCAGCCTTTCCGTTGACGATTGGAAAGATTCTACCAGATCCAGTACAGTCAAGGTAGTAGACGCGGCCACTGAGATCTTCGGAACCACACCATACTTTTGCTATGGCGGGTACATCACACCATACGGCGATATGCTGGACTTCTCCGGTATTGACCAGCAGATGGACAGCTTGCTCGCAATGGGCGAACCGGCAGAAGAAGTGGAGGAAATGCGCACTTGGATGAAGAACAACCCTAACGGGATGCGGACCGGTGGTGCTACGCACAGTACAGTCGAAAAGGCTTATAAACAATCAGGAGTTAAGCTGCTACCCGATAACAATAACTATCGCTCGGACTTCATCGAGAGAGGCAATGTCCGTATCGCGGCAGAAGGTCCGGCAATCGAGGCGTCTGCTGGCGCGGAGCTAACCGATGTGCAGTGTGAAAAGCTACTCGATTATATTAAGTGGGTATTCTCGCACAAGGACTGGCCGGGTTCTTCACAATGGGCCAAAGATCCGAAGCTCACGGTTGAGATAAACGGCGGATACGGAACCACATTCTATGACTTCAGCACCAGCCCCGAGTCCATCGTTATGGATATTAAAGAGAAGGCGGCATCCCCGAAGAAGAACTATGTGTCCAATCTTTCGATGTTCTTCTCACTCAGCTCCGGTGCATCCGAGATAGAGACGAACGGTGACAGCGCCAATAAACTTTATTCACTATCTACATGGAACGCAAGCGACTACGTAACCGACAGGGAGAAGGCCATCACCGCGCTTGTCGAACAGCTCGGTGTCACTTACGAACAGGCTGAGAAGTGGGTTGATGACGTTAACAGCGTGGCCAAGATGATCGCTGAAGACAAAGGCCGTCTGGACTATAAAGACACCGGCAAGTCTCCGTTCGTAAGCAATGCAGAGTATGGCGGAAGCTTTGACTTCACCACACTGTGCAAAAAACGCAGACTGCTCACCGGTACGTTCAGCGCTATCCAGAACGCATTACCGAATACCGTACTGACTCCGTTCGATGTTCTGAGTATCAGGGCAATGATGGACGACGCCGGGCTCGAAGTAAGCTGCGGTAAATGCTACGTCGAAGGTTCACGCGCTACGATGGGCATCTTCACCAAGGAGTTCCTCAAGCTGTACGAGAAATATCATCCGGGTGAGTGGGTACCGAACATGGCCCAGATGAATACACCGGACGGTATTGAGTGGGTACGGCAGAACCACCCGGAAGTATATGAAGAGTACGAGTACTTCTGGAACCACTATGGTACGTTACGGAAGGGCGACAAGAACCTGTTCGCAAGTCAGCAGAAGCCGAAGCTGTACCAGATGAGAAGCGCGTACAAGGGCGAGATCCGTCAGCATTTCGAAGACGCTGATATGATCCGGGAGAAGAACCGGAACGGCGGTATCCGCATGCAAAGTTTCTCAGACTTTGAAATCGTACATCTCATAGATGCTATGCAAGTGATAACGGATATGAGTAGAGTAGGACTGCAGGGTCAGGCCTACACGAAAGTACCTGACTTCGCATGGGCGCTTGGCGATACAGGGCTGAAGATCAACCTGAGTATTGACGCATGGTCTGTGGATGAGAACGGTAAATTAGTCTTTAATAATAAAGAAGGTATGAACTTCGACACAGCTATGGAGTTGAGGAACGCATACCCGAGGAACGTCGGTACGATCTGCTGCGTCTATGATGACGCCCAGCTGCTTGCTGCTCTGGCCGATGATCGGATCGACTTTATTATTCCATTCCATCGCAGCCAGTGGAAGAAAGCCCAGTACAAAGCTATGGGCCTTCCGGCTACTACAAAGGACTACACATACCAGCAGAACGAGAAGTGGCTTAATCCCAAAGAGCACACGCACAAATGGCAGGGTAGAGACGTCCCAACCAAATGCACGAACTACATGCCGAACGAGTACTGGGACTTCAGTAAGTCCGGGAAAGAGAACGCGGAGAAGTATCTCGGGATGTGTGCAAGGGATGGTAAGAGGCCTAAGTTCTACAAGTTCCTTACTGATAATAAGGATGGATCTTACTCCCTGAAGGAAGACGGAAGCACGGATGGGTATTGGAAACTCCTGATCGACTTCAAGATGTACGACAACAACGGTAACGGTTCACCCCAGCTGCCGGTACGTCCTATCTTCAATATGGATCAGGTCAATCGTATGCTCAACAGCTACGACGAGAACCCGAACGTATTCCCGGTCGCCCACGGTATCGTAGACAAGTTCGTTGCCCAGTATAAGGAGCAGCACCCCGGTATGCAGTACAGCCTGAGCAAATCCGACCAGCAGTACATGGACGCTGTAAAGAGCGACGACATGGAAACAGCGCAGGCTATGGTAGAGAAGGCAGCGAAGAAAGCCGGGTACAAGAAGGAAGCATTCCACGGTACGCAGTCATTCGGATTCAATGAATTCCGTATGATATCTGCGAACGAACTTGGTGTTCACTTCGGTACGCGAGCTGCAGCTGAGGCATTCTACAACAACCTGTACAACAACCTCGGTGACAACCCTGGCATCTACGATGTGTATCTCAAGATGGAGAACACACTCCGTACACCGGATGTGTGGGGCGATCCTATGGCCCTGAAGAACATGATGGACGACGTCGATGACTGGATCGAGGACGGGTACATTCCGAGACGCGCTGTTAATACCAAGTGGACCAAGGCCAACTCGAAGAAACTCAAAGAGGCTCTGGTAAGGAACGAGGCGTATGACCAGTACGAAGCGGATGCGCAACGCTGGCAGGATGCTCTGTACAACGAGGGCGAATTTGAAGGCGCGGCAGTGACGGACGACGATCTCGATGACCTCGGAAGAATCGCCAACCTGTCCGCACAGAAGTATTTACTCGGTCTGGGTTACGACAGCATCCGGTACATCAATGAGATGGAAGACGCCGGTAACGAGTCCTACATCATGCTGAACGCAGAGAATATAAAAAGAGCCGACGCAGTCACATATGACGACGACGGCAATATTATTCCTCTGTCTCAGAGATTTGATGATAGTAATCGAGATATGCGGTTCTCCGTCGCAAAGAATGTTGTAGACGTTAACGGCCAGACCTATGACGAAGTTGTCTACATGGATACTGACCTCAAGAGCAGGTACTTCAGAAACGCTGAGTTTAATAACTTCGTTATGAATAACTTCGCTGGTATGGAGATCGGAACAGTATCCGACTACGGCGTACCGGAGACTATTGTATTTGCAGATGCCAAAGATAAGGACGTATCAAAGCATGGCAACGCGCACCATCCTCTGACAGAGCTAACGTATGGTAGAGGCAGGAACCGCACGACTCGTATGGTCTACCTCAACGCTCCGGAAGTAGTGCAGATCTCCAAGTTCGAGGGCTATTCCGAGCAGGACACCGACCCGAGAGAGAACCACCAGTGGATGGATAGGAACGGATTTGAATATAGAAAAGCTTACGTCATGGACAGGCAGAATATATATCCTGTAATCCTGAGCATAGCGCAAGCTGATGACGGTCGTAGTATTTTGTACCATGCAATGATGCAAAAAAATAACGCCGTGGGAGTCGCGTTCCAGCCGACATCCAGAAATAATCCGAACATCGACTTCAATGGCGAAAACCAAGATTGGTTCGCCCGGCACCCCATAGCGTCGAATAATAGTATACCACAAGACGGTGAGGGTGTCAATAAGCAGTATTCTATATCTGCCGGGATGACCGAAGATGAGCGCTACGAGGAACTTAAAGACCGTACTATTACTGCTGTTGTCGATACAAAATCTCAGGACTATGCAGAAGAACTTAGCGAGCTGGAAGCAGAGAGTATAGCCAAGAGCAGAGCGGAGAAAGTCATTTATCCGTTAGCAGAAAAGCTTGGAATACTAAATCGGGCCTTATCCTCTCCTGAAGTAGAAATCGAATTTCTGTTTTCTAAAAACGGTGGTTTAAGGGAGAGTCTTCACAAGCAACTCAGAACAGGCGGGACTTACTTAGACTTTGCAAAAGCGCTAATCAACATCGATGACTTATTAAATTCGGCAGTTCTAATTGAAGCGCATACGGATAAATACGCCGGTACGAAACGAGAAAGCCGAAATCTAATAGACACAAAGGTTTTACTTAGTGTTTTCAAAGATGAGAACAGCCTCGTCCCAGTACAATTTGAAATAAAAAATACCTCCAATGATGGAGGCAAATTGTATATGACCGTCGCGTTGGCAAAAATAAAAGCTGACGTCACGGGGAGGACGGAGGAATCTAAGACTCCTGCATCGGCCCTGGTATCAGCTACATATAGTATAGCAGATATCTTTAAAAATGTCAATCCTCAGGACGGGCATTTCTTGAAGTATATACCGAACCAGTTCCTCGACGACGAGCAGATAGCAGCTAAGAACGAAGCTGTTGATGAAGATAATAGAAGGATAGACCGATATAAAACTTCTGAACAGCGTGACATGGACCCGATGTATTCCATCGCTGTTTCCGATCCAGATACGCTGAACTTCCTTAACGATCAGCTCGAGAACGGTGATGTGGTTTACACATACAAATCATTCCTTGAGTACGAAGACGAGAACGGAGATCCATATCTTATTGCTCCTATGGCCGGTGTGCAGAAAGACGAGACAGGCAAGAAGAGCCAATCGCATGCTCTCCGTCCCGGGGTGTGGGAAGAGTCAGTAGGCAATCCAAACTCCAAGAGCCTCGGTAAGAAAGTCAATGACAAGACCGGTGAAGTATCCTGGACTTATGGACTTGAGAAGAGCGACGTAGATGGTTCCGTGGTACCGGCTGCGTATAACCCGTACCAGCACTCTAGCGATGTAGTTCTCAATGACCAGTTCTCCATTGCGTACAAACGTCCCAACCTGGTAACGTATATGTGCGCCATTCCAAAGAGTGAGCTGACCAGCGGCTATCACTTCGGTGTAACAGATCCTGAAAAGGCAACTCGTTCTGACGGAGATATTGTTACTGCAAAAGATGCTGTTGGTATGCACGACTGGAAGAGCGGCTCCCTAGCAAGCCAGTTAGAAAACACACAAAGACATGTGTATCTTTCTCGGTGGCTCATGCCGGTACGTAAGCTGTCCAACATCGAAGTTGCCCAGCAGTACAAGGAGATCCTCGACAGGGAAGCACCCGGTCTTGGTGTGCCTTTCAATGTTGTACCTTCCGGTTTGCTCTCTGCTCTTCAGGAAGTTGGCGTTCCAATTGACCTTACTGGTACAGGGCTATCTGAAGCTAACTACAGAAAATATCTTTCTGAAGTAAACGCCGCTCGTGAAGAGGCAGGTCTTGAACCGTTCCCGTACTCTTATCAGACTAAAGCTGAAAGAGATGCGGCAAAGAAAGAACGGAAGAGCGCTCAAGCTGTCCGCGATGAAGTAGACAGAATTGAGAAAAGATTTAGCCTCGCTGGCCCAGCTGCAAAAGGCGCTGATCTCGGTAAACTCGAATCAGCTGAGCAGAGGGAAATAGCTGGATACAGCCGGGATGAAATCTGGAAAGATACTGGATGGTTCCGTGGCGTTGACGGCAAATGGAAGTGGGAGATCTATGATAAGGACTTTACCATACGTCCTGCTGTACTTGATCAGGAATGGAACGCGGCTATACAAAGTTCTCTTGGTAACGCAGAAAACTACAGGTCCGAGTATAAGCTCCCAGAAGTTTTAAGAAACGCCGGGATGTTATTTGCTAACTATCCTGACCTTAAAAACTATACCGTTGTTTTCACAGAAATGCCGAGTAATGTACGCGGCGAATTTGATCCCTCCAGCTTCACGATCACAATTGCTCTTGATGACCTCGTCGGGTATTTATCAGAGGCCGAGAGAGACGTACGCAGTACATTGATGCATGAAATACAGCACGCTATCCAGTATATGGAAGGATTTGCGAGCGGTTCAAATCTCGAAGCCTGGGACGACCAGATCGACGTAAACGGGAAACGAGTGCCGTACACACCGAAGGACCGTGCAAAGAAAGCCTTAGAAGCCATGAAACTGTACATCCCAGCAGATGGCTTGAATCGGCTCTATGCTATGGCAGAAACCCGCAACGAAATGCTTCATCTGACGCTGCAGGATTTCCAGAAGAATGGCCAGCTATACTATGAGAAAAAGCGCGAGGACTATCAGAAAGAGCTCCTGTGGGCGATAGGCGAGTATGGTCTCGGCGAAGTAGCAGACTTCTTGAGTAACTACGATCTTTCCCAGAGCAGGAACCGGTCTCACAAAAATGACTCCGACTACGATCTCTATAGGAATACAGCCGGAGAAATCGAGGCCAGAGATGTTCAAAGCAGATTGGAATGGGGAGCCGAACGTAGGCGGAGAAATGCGCCGAAGTACTCCAGAGACGCAATTTTCAATACCGTAAATTCCTGGGGGGTTGCTGGTAGCTATTCCCTCTCCATCGACCCCAATGCTGCCTACGACGCATTCGGCGATGAAGTTGAAATCTCCAACACCAACCCAACAGACCTTACTCAGTCCGAACTTTCTCCGAACCTGTACTACTCCGACGATACCGCATACTACCAGCTCGACTCTGGTGAGACGGTGGTCATGGAGAACGTAGGAGGAGATTCCCCCGAAGCACAATACATCAATTATTTGGAGGCGATGAACAATGCCAACAGTACTGACCGAACCACAACGCAACCTTATACAATACCTCCTGCAAATCGGGATGTCGATACTGGATATCGTCTCCGTGAACAGGATGCTGGCTTACGACGAGGAACGGAAGAAGTTCCTGCGCAGGATCAAGAAGGAACATCTCGACGCACAGGAGACAATGGAGAACTGTATGAACAGAGTCAACCGCAGAGTGAAGCGCAGGAAGGTGTAAGCAAACAATTCTCCGTTGGCTTCGAGAACCCGATGAGGGAGAACGCAACAGGAGACCAGACCTTCACTTTCCGCAACGCTAGCGGCCAGCAGATCACCACACTGGACACGTTCCCGATCAACTCCTTCGAGTACAACTACCTGCTCAACGCCAACCAGAACGACCCGTTCAAGCTGGAGGACATCGTTAACGAGTATGTCAACCGGAACGGACCACAGGCTCTGGCCGACAGCTTTGAACGGTTGAAGGGTGTAGTTGACTACGCCGACGACCTGACCGAGGAGAAGAAGGAACAACTCCACAAAGCAATCGACTCCGCTATAAAGAAGTACGGCAAGCTCCCGAAAGGTAGAGGCGACAAGAAGGATGATGTACATCTCCCGAAGAAGTCCGCTGACAACACCGCTGTGCGGAAGCACATGCAGACCGTAGCGGCAAACGTCGAGAACGAACACCTCACCGAGCGCATGCTGTATGAAGGTATGACAAATGAGCTGCTGGGATATACCCCTCAGTCCAACGCAAGGTCTATCCGACTGGCGCGTAGCATTCTTTCAAATCGCTTCAACGGCAACTTCGATCAGGCAATGAACACATTCAGCGCAATGGTCGAGAGTGGTGAACTGCCGAGAGCTGAGTGGATCGCACTGGCAGAACTCCTCATCCAGGAATTCAGCTCTGATCCTAACACCTATGATAAGGCAGTCAAGGTAGCAGCCGATCTGTCTATCCTGGGTACCAACTTAGGTCAGGCTGTACAGGCGATGTCGATTATTAAGAAGGCGACACCGCAAGGCCAGCTCTACTACATCAACGGTGTTATCAACCACCTGAATGCAACGTATGCAAAGAGGATAGAAAACCCGAAGAACAAGATGCAGCGTATCACTCTGAACCAGGAACTGGCAGAGAGACTGATGGCCGCAACAAGCCGTCAGGAGATCAGCGATATCATGGAACTGATCAAGAAAGATATTGCTGACCAGATCCCCGCAACGATCATGGATAAGTGGAACGCTTGGAGATATCTGGCGATGCTAGGCAATCCGAGAACCCACATAAGGAACTTCGTTGGTAATGCAGCTTTCATGCCCGCAGTGTTCATGAAAGATCTTATCCTGCGACGTCTTGAACAGATCCCCGGCATTATTGACCCCGAGTACAAGATGCACGTACCCGGTGCTGAACTTACCGGTTGGGTAGGCTTGTTTGGCAAAGAGTCCGACAACACCTATGTCCGGTTTGCACAGCGCGACTACGCAACTATGCAAGACGTCGTAGCAGGCAAGCGTACTGGCAACAAGTTCAACGACATCAGTGATATCCTGAACAAGCGCGACATCTTCGGCTGGGCTCCACTTGACAAACTGTCGAAGAAGAATGGCGAGTTCCTGGAGAAATCTGACTTCGCATTCCAGAAGCGCTACTATGTCAGAGCACTGGCAGAAGCACTACAGGCTCAGGGCGTATCTGAAGAAGATCTCCTGAAGGCTATGGAAGTAGGCGAAGAGAACTCTGAAGAACCGACGATCTTCAACACCAGAGAAGGCAGAGAGATGCTAAACAAGGCCAGACAGTACGCGACGATGCAGGCCCAGCGTGATACCTACCATGAGCTGAACACCTTCGCTATGGCACTGAACCGGTTCAAGAGTACATCCGGACCTATTGGCAACGTACTGATGGAAGGACTGTTACCGTTCGTCAGCACCCCGGCCAACATCCTCGTACTGGGCGCAGCTAAGTATTCACTCCCCGGATTCATCAAGTCCCTGGTTGACCTGAAGGCGGCACTGAAGAATGGCGACGGCAACACCATGCAGATCCTTGACAACATGGCAGCTGGACTTACCGGTACCGGCGTCATGATCCTCGGTGCATTACTTGCCTCCGCAGGATTACTCCGTGGTGGCGGGACCGGAGACGATGATAAGGATAAGATGAAAAAACTCCAAGGCCATCAGAACTGGGCAGTGGAGTTTACAGTAGACGGGAAGAAAGTTAGCTACACTATGGACTGGATGGCACCGATGTCGATGCCGCTGTTCGTAGGCGCGACTATCTATAATCTCGTCAGCGGCCAGGTTGATCTCAGTACCCCGTCCAATCTGTGGACAGCACTGATGGGTATTGCGGATCCTATGCTGGCAATGTCCATGCTGGATGGTTTCGAGAACACGCTGTCCTCACTGGCCTACAGCTCTGATGTCAACGGTATCTCCGCTTTGCTGGCGGCAATGACCACGAGCTACTTCGCCCAGGGTATGCCTACATTCTTCGGCCAGATCGCCAGAACGGCAGACCCGGATAGAAGGGCGACCTATACGGATAAGAACAGCCCGATGCCCGGAGCTCTGCAGCGGTTCGTTCAGAACTCGATCCAGAGCAAGGTACCCGGCTGGGCAAGTCAGAAGATGGCATATGTCGATGCGTGGGGCCGTACGGATACTAATGACAGCTGGTTCCTCAGAGCACTGGAGAACTTCCTGTCGCCTGGTTATGCCAACGTGATCAACGAGACTCCGGTAGACGCAGAGCTCATGAGACTGTACGAGGCCACCGGAGATAACAGCATAATCCCGAAACAACTGTCCAAGAGCTTCAAAACGGATGAGGGGCTGAAGGATCTCACGGCTGAAGAATTCGAACAGCTGATGAAAGTAGCCGGTAGCGCTGCGTACCAGATCTGCTTCGAGGTTATGACCGATCCGGTGTACATCCAGGCAGACGACGCAGGGAAGCTGGCTATGATGCAGCAGGCGTTCGATATCGCTAAAGACTTCGGACGGCACACGGTATCTGATCACTACGCACTGGATATGACCAAGCAGACAGCACTGAAGGTTGGTGCGGCAGACTACATCACCACGAAGTACAACCTGCCCAATGCCTACTCCAATGACGATCTGTTCCAGCTGTTGGCCGTAACTCCGAGCCTTACTACCGAGCAGATAGCTGACATGGTGTCAGCAGAGTTCGCTCCTCCGAGAGAGCTCTCCAGTGTTGGCAACGTCGGGTATGTCTATGAGATAACCGATGAGGACAAGGCGGCGATGCGGGACATCTTCAACGAAGAGATCAGAGCAGAGATGCGTAAGCTGGAGAACAGCCAGGACTATGCTGAGGCCGATGATCGTGAGCGCGGATATCTTATCAACGACGCCTACAACAGAGCTCGTGAGACTACGAAGGAGAGGTACAGCGAGATACTGGACAACTCCAGCAGGGCTATGGAAGTTGGCAGAGCATCCCAGGCTGGTAAGGAGAAGTTCAATGTCGCGATCAACATGGACGGAACTGTTGCAGAGCAGGCTGCTTACCTCGCTGACAGTTATGCTGTACCGAGCAAGATCGACAACCCGGACAAGAAGGGCTTCGTCATTAACCTCACCGATGCACAGAAGCGAGACCTCGATAAGGAATTCGCTGCTGCATGGGATAAGGAGTATGCGGAAACCCTGAACTCCAGCGCCTACCGTCTGGCAGAGACCGAGGAAGATAGGGAAGCCATAGTAGCAGCCCGATTCAATGCGACAGCATCTAAGGTCGAAGAAGCCTTCGCACGAAATCTGTCTGCAACCGGGCAGGTGAAGACGCAGTTCACTATGACCGCTGATCAGGCCGGAGAGGATGGAGACTTCTTCATCGAAGACGACGCTGATGAGTACGCAGTCGAAGCGCTGGCGGATGTAAAGGCCGGATACAAGTGGACCGAGGCATACCAGATCGCGCTGGACAACTTCTCTACTGTTGAAGAGCAGGTCAGGTGGATGGCCGGGAAGATGACTGGCGCGTCCAGCATTGACAACCCGGATCAGATCGGGCACAAGATGGTACTCAGTACAGACCAGAAGAACACAGAAGCAAGACATGAACAGGAGCGATTCATCGATGTAGCTATCCAGATGATGAACAGCGCCGAATTCAAGGCTCTGTCCTTCAACGAACAGGCCGGTGCTCTCCGTGATCTAGACAATGCTGTAGCCAAGCTTGAGGAAGGGAAGTACGCAAGGTGGCTTATCGATAACAGCATACCTTATGAAGATAAGCGCGACGTTACAGCAAGCCGCAACGATGTGTTCTTCTCCATGCTGTTCAACGACAAGCTGACGAGAGAGGAGCAGTTCGATCTCCTGCAACAGCGCTACACCAGCAAAGTCGGTACAAGTGTAAAGAACAACACTCTCAGCTATGTTGAACGCGCACACCGTGTTGAAGCATACATGGACTACATGGAGCAGAACTTCGATGCGTTCACTTCCAAGTATCTTACTGATGATCAGGAAGTGGCTATGATCGACAGGATCGCATCCGCATTCGAAGGAAGCCTGCACAAGTCCGGTATGTCCACATCCGGTAACCAGACGGCTCGTGACTTCGGCATCGTCAGGAAGGTTTCTGACGAACAGGATCGCGCCAATAAGGCAGATCCGAACTGGGGCTTCAACCGCTGGATGAGCCAGCCTCTGGACTTCACCAGAGATCTCGGAACATCCGGCACCCAGACCACTCCGTTTGTGATCCCGCCCAATACCCAGGCGAGTTCCACCACGACACCCGCCCAGAGCAGTTCTTCAAGAGCCACCTCCTCTAACGGAAGAAAACTCGACTACAACATGCACTGGTCGGACTACGAAAAGATCACGAACAACCGTCGCAAATAAACGACAAAACCCCCTACTACAGAAATGTAGTAGGGGGTATCTTTTTTTAGGATAATCGCGCCTTAATGCCACTCCGCTCGGAGGAAGTTTCGCTGTGCAGAACGTATGTCTTCGACAAGGCATTCCAGCTCATCTTTCTCATCGTAATCGGTTAACTTATTTCGAAGCGCATCTAATTTCTTTTCAGCTTTTTCCAAGGTTCTAAACAAAGTTAGTATATCAAGAGTTGTCATATCTTTTCACCTGTTATCAATTCAGAGTAGGGAAGTGTCTCTAATTTTGCACAGAACTTATGCCAACAATCCAGCTTGTGGTCCTTCCTTGCGTGGTAGATATGCCGTAGTACCTGGTAGTTTCCGCTCCATGTACGAAGCTGCATAAAGGACTGGGGGAGGAATTCATTAGCTTCGGCAAAGATCTCAGCCTTCTTATCTGGGTCTTTCTCTGCTAAGTACTGACCCCTTAATGTGTTCAGATGTGCCAGTATATTGTCCTGCACATACATAGGGGTGTGGTCGAAAGAGAAATCATCCACAGTAAACGGGTCGGCAAGGAGTCGGTGCATGGTCGAAGTGGAGTTGGTAACCGTGCCTACCTTGTACTGACTCATTTGTTTCCACCAGTAGAGAGGCGCGGTTATATCCATGATAACCGGTAACATACGCATGAACTTGCCATGATCATCGCCCGCATGTGCTAGGCGTTTCATCAGTGTGTAATCTTGTTCGCCAATGTAGTATTCGCTTTCTCCCCATTTGCTGTCGGACTTATGCCAGCTGTTGAACGGGTTTCTGCAGCCAGCAACAACTGTCGCCCATTGATACTGGCTCGGTGTTATTATGTTATCAACTATTATCATTTTTCTTTTACCTCTATCATAGAATTAGGATGCCTAGGGAAGAACCTTTCAGTACCCGGTGGATCGACAAGCCATAAAGGGAGTACATAGCCTAGGATACGGGCATTGGCTTCGGCGAGTTCCAGAGCTTTCTCCGGTGGTATCTTCGGCGAAAGATCTACGGGGGATCTTGTTATTTCTGTTTCTCCCCGTGGAATCTCATATATACCAACTTGGCATTCACTCCACGGGTAGAACATCTCGTCTATTTCCGGATGGTCTTCCAGGATTTCTAAAAACTTCTCATATAAATTCTCCATTACTACCTCGTGCCAAAATAGATTGCGACGCTAACCAGGATCATAAGCAGGAGCGTGATCCAGACAGGGGAGAGTACCCAGACCCATGACCAAGTGATTACGTTCATAAGTTTTAATGCAATAAATAAGAGGGTTAGTAGTCCAGCGAAGCCAACGCTACCCCCAGTGTTTGAATTGTTATTGTTCATTTTCGTTCTCCTCTTCATTATCGATCCAACTCCATTCGCTTGAGTTATCACCTGTCCATATTGACATTTGTTGTTTCCTTTCGGATGAATTGCTCCAGTTAATCTGATAGCAAATGTGCCAACAGCATAATCATTGCAGGCGATATAGCAAGCAAAATTGATTTAATGTTAATCATAACTGCTCCTAACAAAACCACCGATCATCGAATCGATATCCGTTCACGTTCCTTACACCTTCCCGGAAGTTGTCTGGGTTTTCCAGATTGTGCGGATCGTTCTGTTTGCTGTCCACTATATCAATGAACTCATCGAGCTGGACTATGTTGTCGTACTCATCCATGATAACATAATCGTTGCGTTCCACTGTGTATTTCCGTAACCAATCCTTCACTTCGTCATAGCTGTTCCATACAATGGGCGGATCATGGTATTGGTTGTCCTGCGCCTGGAACAGAAACAGCCAGCCCCATGAGGACTTACCGATATGAACAGGCTCCCCAACCGTAGGTCTGGTACGAACTGCGTAGTAGTTAGTTCCCATCTGCCGGTTCCTCATATGGCTTGTCCAACCAAGTGGCTTTATAAGGTGTATCCAACCAAGAGTCCGGAATGAAGAAGCCGTTATCTGAGGTATAGCCGTTCTTGGCAATTTGATAGCTATGCCATAGTCTGGGAAACTGCTCATGAAAAAGTTCTTCAAACTTATCCCGGTTAGTAGGCGCGGATTTCTTGGATTCTTCGTAGGCCTTGATCTTCTCGATAAATTCCTCTGGAGTAAACTTCCGTAGGACATCACTGACTAGATCGAATTCTCCAAATATTTTAGCCATATCCGCAATTGTAAGCCCGCCTTCCGAAGTATCTAGATACAGCTTCTTTATTGCCCACCACAGTTCGGAACGTGCATCATCCGCGCCTTTGTCATAGCCTTCCTGATAGGCCTCGTCGAATTTTGCCTTGCCTTCCTCAGAAGTCAAGCCGGAGAGTTCCTTGTAGGCTACGTCCTTACCGCTATCATAGCCATGCTGATACCCAAGGTTGTACTGCATGTTAGTATCCACTTCGTACTTGTCTTTGGCCTTTCTCTCAGCAGTTTCATAACCATGGTAATATCCGTTATTCCAGATACCGCTCAGCTCGGACCGGATCGCCGGGCCAAAAGGAGTATGCCGTTCGAGATAGTCGTTAATTACTTCGTCTTGTGTTTTCATATTCATTCCTCACTTCGAATCTTGTCCGCACGTTATTTCGGTTCCATAGTAAACCGGAATTGTGGATGGCGTTGTATTCTGCCACAGATCACCTTGGGTCAGTGATGGCCTATTCTGAACGCTTGCTTTCCCATCCGCAACGCCTTCGTTATATGCGTCCTCTACCATCTCCTGAATCTTATCCGCTGTGATCATAAGATTTCCATCCTGGTCTGCTCTTAAGATTATAGGTTTCATATTTCTGCTCCTTCGTATGGTTCATCCCATTTGAGAACGGGTCCTTTTACAGCGTTTATAAAATAGTCTTTACTAAATATAACGTCTCCGTCTGGCAAGAAACCAAACACTTCTTTGAACTTCTGGGCATTTGTTATTATTTGGTGCTCTTTGTTCCACCGTTCAGTTGCGTCTATAATGTTGATCATTTGTCTTTCAGACAATTCAGAATCTATTGAACAAGTAGTTCCTGCCAATGGGCATTCGAGACAGCTTTTGCATTCTGTGCACATCCGTTTGTACTCTTTCAAAAATTCAATCGCTTCCATGCTTGTTCTTCTCTTTCAGCCATTTAAGCTTACACTCACCGCAGGTGCTAAATGCACATTCATCCAATCCAAACTCCACATCTATGTTCCCCGGACATCTAAGTATACTCACGAGTTCCTCATCACTCATCTGTCGTATTTTTTCTCCGTTGCTGATAAAGTTCGTACCCTTCTTTTCCCTTTCGTTTACTAGGCTGTTCCAAGCATCGGCGGCTTCTTCTCTGGTCATATACCACTTGTTGGTTGTTGTCCAGCAATCACCGTCGCATTCGTATCGAAACTTATCTCTCTTCTTATTTAGCTTTACGCGCTCACTACCACAACCAGGGCAGGGCTGTAATGTCTTCATTAATACCTCCTGTAGATCTCCTGTATATTTCCTCGTCGATGAAACTGATAGACGAAACATCCGAAGTTATGGAGAACGGCTTATTACTCCAGATATGAATTATTCCACTTGGGTAATCACAATCCATTCTGAATTTATCTCCTTCGAACATCACATCGTCACATCCACCACCAAAACGTACAGGCTTTTTTCCTTTATCCTTGAATGTAGCTAGAAAACTCATGCATCCCCAACCACTTTCATGCTGTTGCTGTGCTGGAATCACCCATACTCCAGTGACATTGTGAAGTACTTCATCCATTTCGCGTTCCGGGTAGGCTAACAGTTCTTCCTTTGTCATGCTCATTCCTCCGCTTCGATGATGGTTGGTGCGCTATCAATATCATCCAAGCAAACCACTTTTCTTACATCATCTTGTTGTAATGCAGCGGAAGCATAGTACCAATTATCTGCTAAAGCATCCGCATCAATCAATCTGCCGTGCGGTGTAGGAATATTACTGATAGGGCAATCTGGATGTCTACTTGTAGCATAGTCATCGAATCCAATGTACAGCTCACATCCAATCTGTTTGCAGAATCCTACATGGCAAGCACCACAATACTGCGGTACTTCCACATTCTTTATTATGACACTCATCTTTAGCCCTCCTGGTATATGATGTTGAGCATAAAGTGTTTTAGTTTTTCTATCATCTCATTCACTATTATGGCTTTTGGCGGAGCAAGCCTATCTACTACGACACTGTAATCAGTGCGAATCGGATCTTCGATCTTATGCACTTCTCCATTACCGTCGATGTATTCATGTTCGAGAGTAAGTCTGTATCTCTCAATAGTCATGTTTCGTCCTCCACCTCTAAAATTGTAAGCACGAAATACCTCTTGCCGGGTTCTGCTCCCCACTCTGGTTTCCCTTTGGTTTTACTCAGAGTGCAGGTTACGATAATTGAAGGGGACTTAGAAGAATACCCGTTTCTGAGTCTGATCTTATGAGGTTCTCCCCAATATGCGGGATAACCAAAAACATTTCTGAATCTTGTGCCGTAGTAATCTTTAATACACCTATATTCTTCTTTCTTCTCACCGGATCGGATCATGTCAAACCATTTCTTCTTGATCGGTAAAGTCAGCATGTTTCCTCCCTCTTTGCTTTAAATTTACATTTCTTAGGGAAAGAACGGATGAAACCTTGCTTCTTAACACACCAGTAATTACTTACCGTGAGTTCTCCTAACTTGTTTTTATTCCCATAATGCTTTGCAAAGTATATGCATCCGGAACAATCACGGATGTTCATGTTTCACCTCTCATATCAGCTCATATCAGCCCCGCAGTTGGTTTTGCGTTCACCAGCAGCGCAAAAAAATTGTTTGTCAACGCATCGTTCTAACAAACGGCAATAATCAACGCTTTTCCCGTGCTCCGGCTCTTGTACCCATCCTTTGTGTTTACAATCACGGCACAGCACCACAGGCCGCACATCAGCGGCAGGTTGTCTGTTAATTAATGCATACACACCCCAGTTGTCCCAACCATCTCCTGTCATTGGGCCAGATATTCTTTTCGCCTCGGCAAGCAAAGCATCTCGATCAATGTACTCAGCCATTTTCTTTCTCCCATCGTGAGCAAAAATCATTCCACATAATACAGCCAATATTTAAAAATGAGCATGGCGCACAGCCTTGGGCATTATGTACTCCTTCATAGTATTTGCACGTATTACACGATCTCCGCTCGACGACATCAGCGGCTGGGATCACATTCCAAAGATACTTACTGGCCATCTCCTGCAATCTGCAGAAAGCATATCGAACTCTTGGATCGACAGTATCTATTCTCAGATCACTTATCGTTTTTAGCACGTCTTCTTTTTTCCAATACTCAGCCATCTTCCTCAACCTTCCTGCTCTTCCAACACTGACCGCCAGTGCAGAGTACTACACTATTACACAACCAGTCTTTCTCCTTACCATCCCATGCCGCATACCGACAGGCCCAGCATTCCCCGTATCCTTCAGGCTTCGGCTTCTCCGGCTTTGGCTCTTCTTTCTTTTCTGGCTCCCACTCGGCTTCGACTTGTTTGTGTTTTGCATACTCGACACCGTCTTGATAGCCCTTGTTATACATATCCCGGTCATAGTTCAGAGCTTTACGAAGTTCTACAGCATCTACGCGTATGCCTACCAACTGGCTGACCTGCTCACCGACTGCCATATCCAGAGCTTCCTGAGCCATCCTCTCGCACAGATCGATTACACCCTGGTCCGGTCTCTTATCAAATATCAACGGACTCTTATACATTTACGCAACATCCTCCACAAGTTCAAAGGTATATCCCTTCACCGTTCGCTTCGTTCCATCCTTTCGCTTATGGTACACAGCGGTACAGATAGAGTTGGCATAGCAGCTGGGGAGGCCAAGTCCTTCGCAAGTCTCTCTATAGCTGTAGTATATCTCGTCCGTTTCAATAACCCGGATCTTGGTTCGACCACGCGTCTCACTCGGATAGCCCTCAAAAGCTTTAAGGTACAGACCATATACACTCTTATCGACACGCGTGTCTCTACTGCCAGAGTACAGAACCACAGTTCCTTTTCCACTTGTCTTCAGTATCCTTCCGGTTTTATTGTTCCGGACTTTCCATGTATTGCTCACAGAGTACATCGGATACTCTTCTATAACGCGCCATTCTTCCTGCATTGCATTTGCTCCTCATTCGTATGTTTCTAAATGAATCATATCACATGACTCAATTCGAGTCAATAGAAAATTAAAAAAATTTACTCCTCATCCTCGTCGTCACACCGCTCGTAGAAATTCATCTCGAAATCGTCTATCGGCATGAATACAACATCGTTCCTATTTGCTTGGCTTGAATACGTTGCCCATATATAATTGATAATCCAGAGCTCTTCCTCCTGGCTTACCATCACGACATAGTTGTTATCAATCAGCACCTTTACAAGTGGCCACACATCCTCCTCATGATGTAAAGCTATCTCCTGTTTCGGAATACGATCAACCATTCTTTTTACCTCTCTTTACTACAGGTTTCGCCGGTTCTTCCGCCGTTTTTCGGGGGACGAATTCGTCGAAAAGCTCGTGAAAGAAATCTCCAATTGTTTCTTTTGTGGGAAATTCCTTGTCGATCCAGGCTCTGCTTTTGCTTATCGAACCGTCGTTTGATTCAATTTTCGCAGTGGCATAAGCCCCCGGAAGCCCTTCTACGTTTGAATAAACTTCCATTACGAGTGTATATTTCTTATTGAATTCCATCAAAAACGTTCCTTTCTTAGAATATAAATACTACAAAATGAAATCAATCCGTAACTAAGCATCTGCTGTTTTATAAATAAATCTTTATGTTAAACTTTTGCTGTGGTATTTATGTGGTATTACAAATTGTTACATGCCTAAACCACCAGTGATTACTTGGCAGTTGGAGGTTTAGGACAGGCTTCCTCTGACTCCGTATGTGAGGGTTCGAATCCTTCTCCCGCTGCCACTTCAAAAAGTTCTCAGATTTAAGTAAATCGCTTGAATCTGGGAACTTTTTTTACTATATTAATTTCACATTTGTTGCAAACATGATAAAATATAGTAAACAAATGTTGCGAATGTATAGCTACTGTTGTCGTTTTTGCGTGGTACTTACGTGGTACAAAGCCAGAGTTCGCTGCCGTGTGGTGGTTATGTGGTAGTACTACCACAGGAGTACCACATTTATGTGGTACAAATTTTTTATCCCAGAGCCAGCCGGAGATTCTCGGAATTAATTTTTTCTGCGGTCTTAGGCAATTCCTGTTCAGCCATATATTCTGCATAAATAGCCATCGTGATATCCGGCGAGGCATGGCCCATGAGGTACTGTGCTTCTTTAGGCTGCATCCCATTGGCGATCCATCTCGTGCAGCAGGTGTGGCGCAGGACATGCGGTGTAACATGGAAGTCCAGTGTTGGCTTGAGATGATATCCTGTACTCGGCCCACCGACTGTCCGGTTCGTTACGAAGCTCCACATACTACGGATGGATTCCGCTGTCATGAAGCCGCCGGTCTTGCAGGGGAACACGTACAGGGATTTGCTTCCTGACTTCAGTGGCTTCAGAACCTGGTAGATCTCCGGTGCCATCGGGATCTTTCTATGGGCTGCATCAGATTTCATTAGAGTATTGATCTCGCCCTGGCGATTGGACTTCGGCCATACGATAGATCTCTCAACATGGATCATCCGGTTCTCGAAGTCCAGATCCTTCCACATCAGTCCGGCTGCCTCGCCTTTGCGCAGACCACTGAACAGACAGACAACGATGAACGGGTACACCCTGGTTCCCTTTGTTGCTTTCAGTAAAGCCTCGCACTGTGCGTCGGTGAGCGGCCTTACCTTCTCTGGCTTATCCGCTGTAGGCTTCTTATTGAACGCGGGGGAGTGAGGAATGATATCGTTCTCTACAGCTTTGTTGAAGATCTTGTTCGTATACGTCAGAACCTTCTCCTGTGTACTCTTGGACAGGTGAGAGATGTTCAGCAGCATGCGGTCGATATTTGCTGGCTTGATATCCTTTACCCTTTTGCTTCCAAGCTCTGGCAGGATGTACCGCTTGACTATGTCCTCAGTGGATTCCTTTGTCCGTATATGGAGTTTGCGCTGGGCCTTGTACTCTGTGAGCCAGAGGTCAGCCAGTTCCTCGAATGTGGTGGTGTTGCCCACATCGAATCCCATAAAAAGCTTCCGCTTTGCTTCTTCTCTTTTCTGCTCTGCCTCCTTCTTTGTCTTTCCGTAAAAGTACTTTCTGCTCTTGTCCGGGAGCTGAAGAGATACTTTAACTAATTTTTTATTGGCCATTTGTTTTTCCTCCTGTTAGCTTGCAGGCTTAGTGGAGGATTGATTTCCTCCACATTGTAACCTACACATACGGACAAAGTCAACAAACTTTTAGTTGAAAATTATAAACGGTCTCTGGTAAAGATGTAATAGTTACCGCTCCGGTCATGCCCCTTCGACACAACGATATCATCTCTACGCTGGAGAGTTTCGGCTAAAGCGTTTACTCTAATACCAAGCTTCTGCTTCGAGTCTGTGCCTTCTCCGGCTGTATGGTACAGCTGTAAGCAGTTGTCATATAGTTCCTTGGCTGTAGCATTCCAGACTACCGGGTCTTCATCTGTCTCTTCTTCAACGAGATCAAGGTAATACTTGATAGTTTTCACAACAGGATCTTCGTTATACATCCTATCGGCCTCGGACTCTTTTACCTGCTTCTCTGATCCGAGGTTCTCCCAGCGGTAAGAAATCTGGTTGAAGGTCATCATGTACGTCTGCTTATTGATGTCTCGGCCTGTGAGTTCAAGCTTTGCCTCGTCATCATCCCACTTCTTCTTGGACATACCAAACGCATAGTCGATAGCACCGGACAGACCATTCGTGCCGCTGATGTTTCCGATCAGATCGTTTGGATCTATGATCTTTCTCGTGTGATGGACAAGCAGAATCGAGATGTCTCTCTTCAGCGCGTACTTCTGAATCTTACCTGCGTCATTGTAGTCGTTGGAGTATGCGCCCTCAGATCTTTTGGCAGGTGGCCTGACCTTCTGCAGGGTATCGATCACGATGAACTTAATCTCCGGATACATCTTGAGGTAGGCATCGATCTCATCGAATAGTCCTTCGTCCATAGTCGGGGCCTCTTCTTTATGATAGAACCACGCAAGCTCCTTATCCTTTCCGGATACCTCGTCCAGACGATTCTGAATTCGACGGTCGTTATCTTCCAAGGCATAGTACAGAACCCCGGACTTAACTGTTTTCTTCCCGAAGAACTCTCGGCCTGTTGCTATAGAGATAGCCAGGTCAAGTGCGAACCACGACTTGCCAAACTTCGGAGGAGCTACCACCATTCCCAGTCCCGTAGTCACCATGTCCTCCACGAGGAAAACTGCTGGCTGGATGTACCTGCTGAGAAGTTGGTTGCCGTTCTCCAGAGGAGGAGCGAGCTGCCTCTTCTTAGACTCGCCCATATCATTGAAGTCATCATCAGCGGTGTACATATCCGCTGTGATCTTCTCGCCTTTGGGGAATCTATTCGTAGAGCCGGTGATAGTCTTCAGCTCGGTGTCTGGAAGGGGAGGATCGCAATACTTCTCATTGAACAGACGGATCGACTCAAGAATGATATCTGCATCAAGCCCGGCCTCGCGGAGTTTGGATGCGTACCGGAACACTGTTCTATTCCTCATACCCTGGGGGATCTTCCCGTCATCATCAAAAACTATTGTAGTATCCGATGATGTTGTGGGGGAGTACTCGACAGGCTGCATTTCTCCGGGATCTACCTCGACCAGTATCTCGTCCGGATCGATGGGAGTATCTCCGCCCTCCCAGTATGCGTAGTGCGCATCCCATGAAACGGATGGCCAGAACATCAGACGCTCAGGCTGGTCTGTCGTTTCGTCTATGGTACTCGAACCAACCCAGGAGGCCACGATTCCTACCAGATCTCTATACTCTTCTGCTGTTACCGGACGAGCCAGAGGGAACAGCCACCTGAGTCTAGGATTCTTTTCGGTGCTGGTATGGGTGGAGTGACAGAAGAACATCACATGCTCGTTCATGAACTGGAAGTCTTCAACGTCATGATCGGTTGCATCGTCCGCGTCGATGGTAAGAATGTATCTGCTCTTCAGCAGTTTCTTCTCACGCTTGCCGCCCTCAAACTCACCGGCTACATATCCGCCTACATCCTTTGCGTCTGTGCGATCCTCGTTTGACATCGCCCAGTATTCATCGATTGACTCCTCAGTATAGACCGGAGTCTTCAGCCGCTTGACCAGGTCAGACCAGGTGGTGTTCTTTACTACACCGTTAGGATTTCTCCTGCTCGTGAATTCTGTTATTGTAATATTCACGAATACCTCCCTAGCCTGCGTTCATCGTTAAATGGTCCGCAGCTTTCTCACCGTATTTTACTGTGACGCGGGCAAGGGACACGAAGGGGTTCCATCCACAATCCTCACAATGATGGTAATAACAACCAACACAATCGTTATATACGCAATCCGGAGCGTCATCGTATGGGCCGATCCATACTTCTTCAGAGATATTCTGGTCCACGGGGCGCTCCTTTCTCGCCGGAGATCTCGATCCACTTCTGCATATTACGCAATCCGCGTTCCGCTTTCTCCGCTCGTTTCTTATATTCCATTAAGTCCTCACCTAGCATTTCCGACAGCCGCCTCAGTCTCATGGCCTCGCTCATCCACGCATAGGTGTTGTTGAGATCCGCTTGCCTGTGCTCTTTTTCTTTGTCCTGCTGGGCCTTCAGCTCTGACTCGAGAGCAGCTATCTTTACTTCTCTGTTCCTTACTTGCTCTTCCAGTTTCTCGACCATCGGTTTGTATTCCTCGACGGTCAGAAACTCTTCTATCTCATCCTGTGTACTTCGGGTCTTCGGCATCTCTTACCCTCCAGTACTCATCCAGAAGATCCTGTAAGTACCTGGCTGCTGTAGCAGGAGCATACATACAAATGTCTGCAAGATAACTCCCCTTAGATATCCAGTGTATATCATCCCCGTCCTTTGAATAGATGTGTGCGCCAGCAATAAACGGATAGAACATAACCAGATCGGAGGGCTTCTCAATTCGAACAGGACGATCATCCCCACCATATGAATAAAAAATCTCTGAGCCTAAACGCTTGTAACATTCGAACGGAGTCTCCCCAGGTTCACAGGCGATCATGCCAAACCAATCATACAGATCACACTTACCGCTGAACTTACTCATACTTCTCCAACTCCTCTGCTATTGCTTTCGGCACATCCTTCCTACGAATTCCGCGCCGTACCTCTTTGCCATCGATCAGTAGGCGGAACTTATCTCCAGGCTCTGGCAAAAGTTCCAGCTTACCGTAGCTCATGTAATGAGGCTCACTCATCGGCAGGAACCTCTGCCATATTCTCCAGTGCGCTGATCTCGATCTCTCCACCGCAAGCTGCATATCCTGCGAGGTCAATCCAGTTGTCAGCTTTAGCATGGCCAGATGCGATGCGGATGATCTTCAGCATGGAAAGCATGGCAGCAACGTCTTTAGCATCCAAAAGCCGATGCCCGATCCTGGCTATGTAAATGTTCCACATAGCAGCAATGGAAAGAAAATTTGTTTCCGGAGTACCATAGTCTTGCTCGCGATCACCGTTCACACACTGAAGCGCGTTCTCTAGTATCTCTTGTCTTGTCATTTGTTAAGTACCTCTTCTTTATATTTACCAGTTTCATTCACCCAGGCAGCTGCAGCTTCGAGGGCTTTGTTGTGGTCATAGAATAACTTTCGCTGGGATAATTCATGCTTATCCCTTAGTATCAGAAGGATCATATCCCAGCTAGCTCCCATGATGTACCTTCGCCAGAGGATGTCCTTATAATATGAATCGATTTCCGCATCTTTTAAAAACTGCCGAATTACATTTCGTTTTTTCTCAACGATCTCTTCCCACCGATGCAGACTACTCTCGGCGTCACCGAGGTTGGCCAGCGTCATGTTCCGATCAGATCCTCCACCACCCGGCATCCCTGTTATAGCCGTGGTGGTTTTGGTAGCTGCCTCATACATTGTGAGGTATCTGTTCCGCTGGTCTTCGGATAGGGAAGAGAACAGGAGGGCGGATTCGAGGAAAGATCTTACAGCTTCTGCACTAACTCCCAAAGCTTTCTCTCTCCTTCTTCACCCCAGAAGTGGAACGCACGATCATCGATGAACAGATGCGCTATCACTTTCCGTGGGTTCCCGCCGACATGCTCCTTCGTCTCTGGAAGGTTGTCGTTGATTGCGTCGAACTCCAGACCGTAGTCCCTGCAGAACTCAATTGCCTCGTCAAGGTAGTGTCCCTCTCGGCTCGTCCACAGGATCAGCTTGACTCCCATAGTCCGGGCCAACTTCAGCAACTCGATGAGGTTGACGTTAGGCTTCCCAATATTCGGCCAAGCCCCGCCAGTAGTAATCGTCCCGTCGAAGTCTATCGCCCACGTCTGCGGACTCTTCGTCTTCTGCTTCTCCGCTTCTTTCTCCCGCTTCTCCTTCTGCTTCTTCGCCTGAGCCATCAGCTTCATCCCCTGGATCACTGCCGGGTTCGTCGAGTTGATCTGGATCATCGGCTGCTTTATTGTTTGCATACTGTTCCTCCATGTACTTCTTATAGTCGTTGTGGTACCAGTCGAGGACATCCTCTTCCCTGACTGTCCGGAACCAGTAGAGGACAGCGTCGTCCTCGTTGTAGAACCTGGGGTAGTCGTCCATGTACATTGCCATTGCTACCCACTCCCGGCCGAAACCGTACTCGACTGGATTACTGCCGTTGTGCTTCTCATATAGACGCAGGTCTTTCATTTGTCCACCTGCATCATCAGCTTGAGAAGATTGTCCTGCAGCTCTTGGATCTCATCACGCATGTTGACCCAGCTATCAGAACGCTCATCATATCTGAGACAGTCCCCGGGAATAAAGTAGCCTGGTGTATCATAGCCACCTTCCCTCTGTACATATTCAAAGTACTTCTCCGCTCTATCCGGATCACTGATGAACATATACGTCGCATGTTCAAATGCTTCGAGTCCACCCTGGTTACATTTTTCGAATGTGTAGGTGAACATATCCACACCGTCGATGCATCTCAGCTGTTCCTCATATTCGAGGCATTCTTCCTCGGTCTCGAACTCTTCGCCGTCGTCTGCGATATAAATGTTTTTAATCGTCATGTTTAATGTACCTCTTTAGTGCATCTAATAATGATTTCTGTGTTGCGTTCTTACTCTGTAGTACTTTCAGCACCTTCTCATCTAGCGTACCCTCACAGATAATGTGATGGACAATAACCGGATGCTCCTGCCCCTGCCGATGCAGACGGGCGATAGACTGCTGATAATTCTCCAATGAATAGGGGAGGCCAAACCACACCATGATATGTGATCCTTCCTGCAGGTTGATACCGTAACCTGCAGAAGCAGGATGGCAGAGTAACATTGGTATCTCTCCGTTGTTCCATCTCTGGATATCCGCGCTGTCTTTCAGCACAACTGCTTCCGGATGCCGCGCTTTTATCCTGTCTACGTCATGCTTATAACTGTAGAACACTAGGATCGGCTGGCCCTGTGACGCCTCTACGATTTCATCGAGCGCATCCAGCTTCTGATCGTGGAGGTGAAAGACCCCTCCGTTGTCATCGTAGACTGCTCCGTTTGCCATCTGCAATAACTTCCCGGAGAGCGTTGCTGCTGTCTCCCCAACAACTGCGGAGTCCATGGTATCAATTGATCCCAGCTTGCTCTCGAGAAGAGGCAGGACTTTATCAACTTCGAACTGCTCATATACTTTCCGTTCTTTCTTCGTCATCTTAACTCGGACTTCATTAAAGATAAGCGGCGGTATCTGCAGCCAATCTTCTTTACTCATCGATAGGCAGATGTCCGAAAGTCTTCTGTCTATCTTCTCCTTTGCTCCGGTTCTCAGCTTGTACTCATAGACGATGAACCCATTGTGAGCACCGGCGTAAAAGAACTCCTGCCGATACGAACCGATAAACTTACCCAGTCGCTCGCCATTATCGATCAGATAAATCTGAGCCCATAGGTCCATATATCCGTTCGATGCCGGTGTACCTGTCAGACCCCAAACATAATCACACTGCTTGATCACTCGCTTCAGCATCTTGAATCTCTTAGCCTGGGGGGATTTGAAACTGGACAGCTCATCTATGATAACCATATCAAACGGCCAGATCCCGTTCGTATATTCCACAAGCCACTGGACATTCTCGCGGTTAATAACATAGATATCAGCATCTGCATCCAGTGCCGCTATCCTGTCTGACTTGGAGCCGAGTACCTTGCTGATCCTAAGACCTTTCAAGTGATCCCACTTTGCGCATTCACGTGTCCACGTATCCTCGGCCACTCGCTTCGGAGCAATGACCAGAACCTTCTCGACTCGGTAGTCATCGATCAGTTCCTTGGCTACAGTAAGGGAAGTGACGGTCTTTCCCAGCCCCATGTCCAAGAACAAAGCACAATGTGAATGGGTACGGAGGAAGTCCATCGCTATGGTTTGGTAAGGCTTAGGCTTGAATTCCATACAGCTTATTCATTCTTTCCTTTACCTCAGCCACAAGTTGCTCCCGGATAGGTATAGGAGTTCTCCGCAAAACAGGGAGGCCTAACCTTATTCTGGCTTGACACACTGAGTGAGGATGATATTTCGAGTGACTTGCTATGTCGTCATCGTCCTTCGACGTAACATAGTACTGCAGTACTACCTTCTCCACACCGGATAGTCCCTTCTTCGGTCTGCCTCCATGGTTCTGCCTCGTCGTCCTCTCACCGCTAGGAGTGCTGCGTTTGCCCTTGCTGTCAATGCAGTTAACACAACGGGGGAACGGACAATTCAGGCACATGTTGATCATGTTCAGATCGTCTCCAACAAGTTCCTGATGAAACGCAGAACTTTTTTTCTTTTTCATTTAGTCGTCTCCCCTTACCTTATAAACATCCATCGCATACAGCAGGCAATAGTCCGAGCAATAGTAGACGTTGTTGTCCATCTCGTAGCGGTCATCGTAGGACCAGATCTCCTGGCCGCATACGTCGCAATGTCCTACAAGATAGGGACCTTCTGGATCTATTGTCATAAATGTATCAGTCCTTCCTATATGAACTACAGTAATAACCATCGGCATTGAGCGGAAGACCTTCCATCCACGGAGCACCTTTGCACATCAGCTGGATAGCTTCTTCCAGAGTGCCGTGGTCGTACGGGTCTGTAATGATAACCTCGTCATGAACTGTAGCTCTCACGTCGTACCCAGCTTTGTCCAGGTTGAAGAGTGCTTCCTTGAGGCAGTCTCTTGCTGTCGCTTGCACTAGGTTCTCCGTTAGTCGGCCTCCGAAACTTTCCGCCCTTTCCCATTTTCTCGTTGTCTGGTTAAGAGACATGTAGGTCATCGACGGTCTGCCCCATTTATCCTGGCCCATAGCCGCGCCCCAATAGGCGATCCGTCTTCCGGATGGGAGGGTCATCCACATCACTCCGTCCTCCATGTCAAATCGGATATACCCTACTGTCGAGATCGTGGGCTTACCTCTTTTGATACAACGGATAGCTGCGTCCTCTAAAGATTTCCACAGGGCTACTATGTGCGGAGAAGCCTCCCTCCATTTGGCAACAAGGTCGGCCATCTCTTCTTCAGTCATGCCCTGACGGTCCGCCCCAAAAGCTTTCATAGCACCGACTCCCCCGGAATAACCACACGCGAGTTCGATGATCTTACCTTTGGCCCGAAGCTCTCCGTTTATACCATGCTTGACAACCGGTACCTTAAAAGCTCTGCTGGCCGACGCACAATAAATATCTTCGCCGTTTTCGAAAGCTTTGATCCGCCACTCCTCATTAGCTATCCATGCAATCACTCGTGCTTCTATCGCAGAGAAGTCTGCTACGATCAGTCTGCTGTTCTCCTCTGGAATTATCATGGTACGGATCAGTGCGCTTAATGCAGCCTGTACCTTCGGGTACATAAATTCAAAGTCTTCCTCGTCTCCGGCCATTGCCCACATCCTAGCGTCATCCAGATCTGGGAGCGTATCATGGGGAAGGTTCTGAAGCTGGACCAGTCTGCCTGCCCACCGTCCTGTCGAAGCACCGTAGAATTGGAAGGTTCCTCGTACGTGATTGTCTTTGCAACAGGAACGAAGGAAAGCTTCATACTTTTTATTGCTGCTCTTGCTGAACTCTTCTCTCAGCTTGAGGACTTCCTTGGTCTGGTCGGCATTCAGAGAAGCATACACATCAGCGATGCTTTTCTTATTTAAGGAAAGAACTTCGATTCCTTCCTGCTCTTCCAACCAGGATTTGATCTGTGCGGTAGAGTTAGGATTCTCCAGTCCGGTCAGTTGTTTGCAATGTTCAATCAACTCCTCACGGTACTGGTTGCCGATCTTGATAGCGTTCTCGGCCAGCTTCGGTTCGATGCGGACACCCTTATCGTTCATCCTCTGGTCCAGACACCAGAGCTTTTGTTCTGAGAAGTCCGGCCTCCACTTCAGTAAGCGCTGGCGGATTGTATTCTCAGTCTCGACATCTCGTCTGTTGTACTCGATGAATGTTGCCCACTTGTCTGGTGCATCCTCTGGCCGGTTCCGAGTTCTCCCGCCATTAGCTTTTGTAGGACGGCATGGCTGACAGAAGTACCGGATAAGCTCTTTGCCTGTCTTGAGCTTCGCTTTGTCTTCTGGTAACTCCAGCGCCGCACCGACACTTGCAAGGGAGAGTGGAAGACCACAGGAGGCGGAGAGAATCATTGTACATGACCACTGGTTGCTATCGCAGTACCGACCGAACCACTTAGTCAGACATGTCCTCTCAAAATTTGCATTGAACGCTGTCTTCTCCACATCCGGATCGTAAAGCCAGTCAACTATCTCAGCAGGAATCAGTTCACCCTGGGCCATGTCGATTACTTCTACCGGGCCATAGTCCAGACTGTAGGCGAAGAGCAGGATCTCGAAGTCGTCGGATTCGGTGTAGCGATATACACCGCACTTACCAATGTCAACGGAGGAGTAGGTTTCGAGGTCCACTGAAAGAGTATGCGGCTTGTTCATATTGCCTCTGCCTTCTCGAAGACTTCCAGCATCTTCGGGAACTGTAAAGCGTAAAAGTCTATATCCTGCTCGGAATGGCCCCAGGCTGGATGGCACATACTCTGTGCCAGACCGGACTCATAGAGGAAAGCGTGGATGATCTCATGCCGCTTAACTTCTTTTAAATAGGAGTCATAGTCCCGGAGGTCATCGACCTCACCGAAGGTACTATCAGGAATAAAGATCGTCTTGATAGATCTGTCGGTGTATCCGTCCACCGTTTCAAACATCGGATCGGATAGCCTTGGGACTATCTTCATCTTCCACTTGCTGCCTAAGATATTCAGATTGTAGGTCTTCAACTTCTTCTTCCTCCGCGTCAATAGAAATGTAGTACTCGATCTGTGCGCCACAGTTAGCACAGTGACAGAAATGTACGATGCCTTCTCCCTCCAGCCCCACGTCTGAGAAATCAAAGTCACTGTCCCAGATCACCGCTCTGGCCAGACAATGGAAGCACTCATACATCTTTCACTGCCTCCTTGTTATTTCGGAGATACTGCATGACGGCCTGCCACTCTTCTTTTAAAGTAGGCATCATGACTATGCCGTCCTTACGATACTGTTTTTGTCGCCACTCGTTTTTCCTCATGGCATCTCTGTTCCGCTGTTTCTTTTTCATGCTTACCTACCTTTTAATAGAGTAGTGCCGGAGAGGGGACTTGAACCCCTACGGATTTCTCCCTCAGATTTTAAGTCTGATACGCCTACCGATTACGCCACTCCGGCATATTGGGTGGTTTTCCGAACTAACCTTTCGTCACACTGCGTACGACAGTGATCTTCCTCCGGCATCACTCGGCGTTGTCGTTCTCTCTGAGGGCTACCACTTCCGCTCAGATCATCCGGGCGCGACCCGGCCCCTGGAGCTACCGGTTGGACTCGAACCAACGACATCCTGCTTACGAAGCAGCCTCCCTAGCCAACTGGGCGACGGTAGCATATGCTGTTCCGAGTTAAGCCTTTCGCACACCGCGTACGTCAGCGCCTAGTCCTGCATCGCTCGGCATTGTCATTCTCTCTGAGGGTTACAGCTTCCGCTCAGATCATCCGGGGGCGACCCGGCCTCTGGTACTCCGGGAAAGAATTGAACTTTCATTAAGGCCTTATAAGGACCCTACTCTGCCATTGAGCTACCGGAGTGGGTGTGTGGGATTTCCACCCACGCGGCTTGGTTTCAACCCGCGACCCTACTGGTGGGCCAGCTGCCATGGGGCGCATGAAAGGAGGTGGGTGTTCGCGACCACCGACACAGGTAGCATAGCCAGTTGCTGCATGTGCCTAAAACGCATATCAGAAATCCGTTCGCGCCATTGGACTCCGCGACAAGTCCGGCATAGATACGTAAGCAGAGCCGACAGGATTCGAACCTGTGAATACATGGGTCAAAGCCACGCGTGATAGACCACTACACCACGGCTCTATATGTGGGTGGGCTACCCCACCCATAGAACTTAAATATCGATGACTACATTCTCGAACTTCTTATATGCGTCGAGGTACGCTCTGTGCTTATCCCCATCGTAAGTAAGCTCGTAGTACATACCATCGTGAAGATTGGTACTCAATAAGTACTTGTAATTCTGTAGAGCCTTGCACTTCCACACGATGTAGACATCGTAGTGCGGAGCGGGATCCGATGCGTCAAGATGCTTATCCACATACTCCCGGACAATCAGCTTTGCTTCAAAATCATTCATCCGAGGTCACCAAAGTCTTCGTCGGAGGATGCGCCACCACCGGAGAGTCGCTCACCGTCTCTGGTCTTGATGCAGTTGCCCAGGCTTACGGCCACGCCTTTGTTCCCGTTCTTATTAAAAGGATAAAACTCCAAGGTCACACCGCCATAGCACCCAGCATAGAAATCTTCCGGTCCATTGGCATCGTACCGGATACCTTCCTCCAGTACCTGCACACCAGGCTTGCGTCTGTTGGATGCGTTGAGGAACATCATACCTTCGTAGGCAGGATCTTCATCGCGCTCTTCACCATCGCGCAGAGGCTTCTTCAGTGTCGCAGGGATCTTGCCGTTCCAGTACTTCTCTGCGCCGAGCTTGGCAGCAGCAGCGATACCGTCATTGACAAGCTTCAGTGCTTCAGTGTTTTCCTTCGGGATCAGAATAGATACGGAGTACTTTTCATACTCACTGCCTTCGGGCTTGTATGCCTCGAAGACATGCGGAAAGGAGAAGCGAACCTCGCCGATTCTAATAGATGTACCAGATTCGTTTTTCTTCATGTTAAGATTCATGTTCATTACCTCATACAAAATAACAGTTTTTGTTTAAATTAATTGACGTTATCTTTTGACTCGCCGAGATCCGCAAAGTCAAGTTCAACAGGGCGGTACTCTTCACGCTTGTCGGACACCGGGACAAGAGCAAGAGCACCTTTCCCCTGATAGACATAGCCCCCAACCAGAGCATCGAATGCTGAGTGCTTTAATGTCTTCTCTAATTCAGCCGGAGACTTTAACTTAGGCTCCGTGAAGATCTGTTCCCTGGAATATCCCGCCCGCGAAAGCTGGTCGATAACTGTGGACTCGTCCTTCCACACTCGACCCGGGCGTCTCCCCTCAACTAACTTGTACCCCGGAATGTGTTCACCGGCGAGAGCTCTGTTATAGACGTAAGCTCTTACATCCTTTATCCATTGCTCCGCTGATTCCAGATAGGGGAGCATCTTCTCTAGCCTCTCGTCTGGGATTACGTCAGGCGAGTCAAACATATTTTGAATGACGGACAGGGAGTTCAGAACATTCTCCCTACAGATTGCTTTTACGTTGCAGAATTGGCAATGCTCACCGCTCTTAAATTCTCCTTGTCCAGTCCATGCCAATTGTGCAGCGGGTCTGATTACCTCGTCCGCCCAGCTGAGAAGGTTTTCTATCGGAAGTATCTCCTCCGTAACCGAGTCAAGCCTCGGCTGAATTATCATTTCCTTTACGTGCTTAATATCGTAGATCTCCCGGAACGCTGCGTAAGCGCCTAACGCATAGATCCTAGCCTGGTAGTTCTCTACCGCCGAGACTGGTACGCCACGGCCGTATTTGAAGTCTTGTACGATCAGTCCACCTTCGAACACGATCACCGCATCCGATGTACCGAAGCACTCCGGTATCCACTCGGACATATCCAGCCGCTGCTCTACAAAAAGTTGGGCGGTCGGATCAATCTTTCGTGCGGCATACAGTTCCGACATGACCACATCAACGTAGTCATCTGTCGCACGATCCATGTCGCGAGGTATATCACCAAGCGACTTGACCTGTTCAGTGTAACTGAAGTCATTGATTTCTCCATTCTCTCTACGGAGTTTTAACTCCGCCAGACTATGGGCCAACGTACCTTCTTCCGCATATTCACTCGACTTATCACCGAATAGTTCTCTGTACTTCTGGTTCAGCCTCCCGGATGGCGGACATGTAATCCACCGCTTCGCCGCACTCGGAGATAAAGCCGCATGCATACCAGGCATTACAACAGCCCCTTCAGCTTAGATATTACTTCGCCGTACATGCTGGCAGGGATTGCTTCGAGTCCATCACACCCTGCGTTGTCACGTATCCACTGCTTCGGACTACCGATCTTTCCGGCTGCTTTCGCTGCAGACAGAGCGGCTTTCACATCGGCCAGCTTATACTCTTCCGCCACTTTGGCTTCCTCTGGCTCCACCGGAATGGGATCGCCAGCCACAGCATGGGAGAACTTCTCTGCCTCAGACGTGGGCGGATTGAACGGGACGATATTTGCATCGGCCTCTGTCTCCTGCTCAACCTCTTGCTGCTGGGGTTTCGGATATCCAATACGGAGAACCCAGTCAACATTGTCTATCGATGCGGCGAACCGCTCGAGGTTCTCCAGAAGAACACCATACGCAAGGGATGTCGGATCAGTCTGCGGGATCAGTTCAACAAGTCTCTTCAGTTCGTCAGCAGAGAACTGTGTCATAGTCAATTCATTATCCATAGATACTCCTTAAAGCTTAGATGTAATTAAACTGAGGTAGGACAACATAAGAAGTCCGTATGTAGAAATGAAATGAATAGCTGCCCAGGTTAATCCCTCAAGTCTTTTGAAACTGTCTGGAGATTTGAGACCTGTGTTCAATGAGATGGTGCCTAACACCATAGCCACGAGCGCACAGGCAATTAAAATATAAGTAAGAATCATATCCTTTTCTCCTACATTCCTAACAGGGATGTAGGGAATTTCCGCATCTCTGTACGGTTATTAAATTCCCTACCCCTGTGAGTGGACTTACTTCTTCAGTTTATCCATCCCGTCCTCATTCGCCTTGTCGATAAGAAAGTACTTCAGATCGACAATGAACTCGGGCGGATCGATCAGAATCTTCAGCGCATCGTTGTATGCCTTGACATCCTTGTCTCGGATGGGAAGCTTCTCCCTGATGGCCTGCTCGAGGGTGGCCTCGGCTGCGGAGATCTTCAGCATAGCATCAGCTTTCTCCGGTCCATATTTTTTAATAGACTCGAGGTATGCCTTCTTCGCACTGTCCTCGTACTCCTCCATCTCGGCATCATCCTCGTCTTTATCCTCGTCTTTGTCCTCATCTTTCTCCCCATCGTCGTCGATTGATGTAATGAAGTCGATGAATTCTTTGAAGTCTTTAAACTCCTTCTCTTCCAGGGGTGTGTCATCGATATCATCAATATCGATAGGGCAGGTGTCCTTGCCTTCACAGGTGGACTCGTCATCATCGTCCGGTACGGTACGCTTGATGGTGATCTCCACATCGTCGTCGCCATTGATAACTTCGTTCAACAGATCTTTGATGGTCATGTTAATAATCCTCCAAATATATATCTACATCAGAGCTGTTGTCCCTGTTGTAGTCGTAGTCAATCGCACAGTCGCTCGGTGCTCCCCAGCGTTTGCACCAGTCATGGTTGCGAATGTTGTCGATCCTGTGCCCATCGTACAAACATTCTCCGGTGTACCAGTCGTCCTCACTATGCAGCATCTTGTTGCAGTTAAGGCAGTACCTTATCTTCTGCTTCTTCATCCTGCCCTCCTGGGTACAAGCTCTCGGTACAGTTCTCCGATGTACTCGTATCCTTTCGGACAAGTCCGCGCCTTTGTCGTACGATACTTTACCCGCTTGCCTGTCTCTTTGTTCTTGCAGAGGATGATGTAGTTCCAGACCATATCCTCTATACCGTACCTCCTGCAGAGAGTGCAGATGGAGTTGATCGCCGTCACAGCAGCAGCAGCCTGGAGTTTGTAGTAGCCTGTGCGGATTGGCTGTACCGCTTTCCTCGCATCGACACCGTGCTCCAGCAGCAGCTTGATATGTTCCTCGATCCAATCCAGTTGCCATTGCTCTGGCGGCTTCCTTTCCGGAACACCTGACGGATAACATGTATCCCCACGGAGACCTTTGATCTTGTTATTAAGCTTTTCGTGGTTATACTTCGTGCTCATCGTCGGCATCCTCCTTAAACCATTCCTCAATCGGTACTGTCGTGCACCGGAGAGGTAGGATACATTGGTCGCACCAGGGGCTTATCCAGCCTGTGCTTATCCGTGTGGCAGGAGCACCACAGTTGATGCATATCCTTTTGGATAGCTCCTCATACTTCGGGATGATCTCACAGCTTATCTTCTCTGTACCACCGTCGTCATACCATCTCAGCTCACCAAACTTTTCCTTAATCTGCGTGACCCTGTACTTGTCCACACAGTTGTGCTCGACCAGCTCCTGCATGATCTCCTGGCACATCTGCTCACCGAATGCTTTACGCCATCCCTCTGGCATATCATCCAGCTTGGTGCGCTCCCAGTCGTAATCTGGGTGATGGTCTGGTGATCTCGGCCAGTAGCCTTCTTCACCGTCTGGACCACAGCAATCCGTGATCCGCTTACCGCTCCACTCATTAGTAGGAATGAGGAATGGGAACCGCTTGCACAATTTTTTGTTCCGCTTCTTTACAGACTTCGGAACCTCCGGAGAAGTAGCCTCGACAATTACGCTGTTCTCCATGTCCTGATAGCTATCACTCATCGTCGGCCTCCGTAGATACAATATCGAAAGCCTCACCAAGCTGTGCCAGACAGTCTGCCAAGTGGAGTACCATTGTCCTCAGCCCGTCCACACCGTAGTCCTTGATCATCTCATCCTGCTCCTCGTGAGTCAGATCAGAGAAGCATCTGTCCACCCACCACCCATTCCGCAGGACTTTAAAGTAGATCCCATCCAGATCTCTCTTAACAGGGATCTCTTCCTTATTACTCATCGTCTTTCTCCGTTTCGTTCAGGTCATAGTCATCGCCGAGTCTCATTATCGTATCGGTCATGATGTTCAGCATGGTGTATAGCCACTCTCGATCCCGTCCATTCATCTGGATCTTCCGCTCTTCCTCGGTGAGATCAGAGAAGCATACGTTCTGCATTCTTCCATTCCGACCTACTCTAAATCTGATCGGGTCTAAACTTCTTACTTCTGGGTATACCATATGTTGTGTTCATCCTATTCGTAGTGCATGAATAATTATTCATTTATTCATTCTTGTGCATATCCGCGCCTCTTAACCCGCAATCCCGATAGGGTATAAACTCGGTGGAAAAGTTCTTCAAGATCCTGCTGTACCCCTGCCCCTTCTCGCTGCCCTTCTGCATATCAAAGTCTGTTGAGGTAGAGTCAGAAAGGAATGTATATGAAGGCAACATATTTAAAAAGGAAAGGAGGGATGTTCAGGAGGCAGGGTTAAACGATCGACCGGCCAAAGTCAATCTCGCTCTATTGAGCAACGAACTACGAAGGGCAGGGAGAAAAGGCAGAGGCCAGCAGGATCAATAGGAGGAAAGAACTTATTCTCCGATGGGCTTCTCTATCTCGGACCAGTAGAGTACGTGGCCATTGAAGCGGTCATCTGTTTTACCACCGGCTCCATCGAGGTATCTCCACTCACCGTTCAGTGCATCAAAGAAGAGGGTAAGGTACCGGAGTGTTGTGCTGTACTTCAGTCTGAATGCTGCTAAGTAGAACCCGTCGCGCTTCGGAAGATAGAAGTTGGAGTCAACCCAGGGTGTGTCCTGCTCCAGACCAAGGATCTCAGGCACCGAAGTTTTCAGCACAAGGGCTATAGCCTTAATGATCTGCATGTCACGGGGCCTGTTTCCCTTCCGCTCCAGACTGGCTATCCCGCATCTCGACAGCCCAACCATGTTCGCCAGCTGCTGCTGTGACAGTCCTGCCTTCAGTCTGTACTTCCGTATCTGGTTAGGGGGAGTGGTGTAGTCATGTGCTGGCTTGTAATTTGCGGCTGTAATAGGCCTGCCCGGTTTATTCATACACTACCTCCACTCTGTCTGGCTCGGATCGATGTACTGGATCTGGGTCTTGTGGTACTTGAACAATCTGTCATCGCTCATCCCCGGCTCGGTCTGGTACCAGTCATTCGGTTCCCAGTACCTGTCGTTGCTCATGTACTCGTACGTCTTCCGGTACTTACTGGCAAGGAACGCTGCGGCTCCAAGTCCTAGCACCGCGAAGAGTATCGCCTGTATTACTGTCATTGCTTTTGTCCTTTCACACTGATTGTTCTCGTTGAGATCAATCGCTTGATTCGTTCTGAGTCATACTATAGCACAGGGTGATTCAAAAAGCAACAAGAAATTTGATCTTTTCTGAGTCTTTCTTTTTTAAATTTTTTGTAATTTGTTGTTGCTTTTTGAGTCAGTACGTGTTACACTATTTGAGTCAATAATGATCTAATTATAATCTGAAGAAAGAGGTGCTACGAATGGGAAAGAATGACAGAGACTTCGCTACCATTTTCAAAGAGCTAAGACTAGATGCCCACCGTTCGCAGGAAGACGTAGCCAGAGCTTTGCATATCCCTCGCAGCACTGTCAATGGCTGGGAGAATCTCGGACGGGAGCCTGGGTACGACACGCTCAAGGCCATCGCGAATTACTTCCACTGCACACTGGACTACCTCCTCGGATACACTGATGATATCCTGGAGGACAACATACCTCCGGAGCACAGAGCTCTACTCCAGACTCTCCAAGGCGCAACCAAGGAAGAAGTGGAGCAGGCCCGTGCTATCATCGAAGCTCTCCGGAAGTCCAAGCCACCTACGGATTACTGACGGTTCCGGTTCTGTACTTCAGTAATGATCTGGGTCATTGCATCACACAGAGCCTTACCCAGTGCATTCGTTACTGCCGTCTTGATCAGCTCATTGAACTCCTCCATCGTGAAGGGGATCTGCTCAACTGACACTCTGCCAGCAGGATAATCGCGCCTCTCAACCGGGAGCAGGTCATTACGAACTGAGGTAACGTAGCTGCGACCTGGGGTTGAGGTAACACGGGGAAGAGTCGCATCCGGAAGAGACATGAGGTAGTTGTACACGACCAGCCGCTTATGCTTGGACAGACAGTACCTCTTGTCTTTACCTCTTTCAAATCCTGCGAGGTTATAGTAGTTAACCCCAGTCGCTTTGGACACATCAACTATCGTCAACCCCTTCCTCTCCCGCAGCTGCCTGAGGAATGGACCGGAGATCTCTACTGCATCGGACACTGACTGGTTCGCTTCATACTTACCGGTCCGTCTGATAGCGGGGATGATCTCGTCTGCTACCTTCGCCTGGAACGCTTCTGCTGTAGCGTTCTTTGCCTTCATTGCCAGACGATAGAAGATGTTCTCGGGGATGTAGTCGGGAAAGGGATCAGCGCTTTCGGGGCTCAGAACTCCGAAGGACTCGAGGTACTGCCGCACTCTAGCCCAGCGGATGTTGTCATAAGTTTCCCCATTAATCTTCTGCTTCTGAGTAAACCCAAGACCCCGAGCTACATTCTCCAGACGGAGATAAGCTACCCCATTACTTTCATAGCAATCAACACCTTGGATCGTTGTGATAGCGATGTCGTTGCTTGCTGCCGTTTCTTTTTTCATACCAAACTTTCCTTTCTCTAATGTTCTGAGCACAACAATTTAATGTTTGACTCTGGACAAGACTATAGCAGAGGAATGTCCAGATCTCAACAACAAAAAGATTACATTTCAACTTTTTATTGTTACAAGAGAGGAGGCCAGTGATGCACGACGAGTTAGTACAAGGCAGTACAATTGGCGAGAGATTAAAGAATGCAAGGAAACTAATGAAGCTCACGCAGGAAGACGCATCATTTATTTCCGGTGTTCCCAGAAGTACTCTTGCTAATTATGAAGCGGACAGAAGTACCCCTATGGCTAAACAACTGGCCGCACTCTGCGAGATATACCAAGTCTCCCAGTCCTATATACTCACCGGACTTTTGACCACAAGTGGACAAAATGATCCTCCATCTCCTGCCACCACCCGTCTGATGATCACAGTACGAGGCATGGAGGAGAAGGACATAGACACCCTGGCTGATATTGCAGATGTACTGAAGAGACACAGATAAACTTTTCCGCGCCTCTGAACCCGCACTATTATTCGCACCTACAGCAGGAAAAAACAGCGCTATTATTGCACCTTAATCCCCAGTTAAGCAGGTAACCTTAGCCATACCACACCAAACTTACCGGCTTAACCTGCCATTTAAAGGAGATGATCACGCTATGACGATATGCTCCCTCGTCTGGGGCAGAGACTATTTCGTCCGATATATTCCCATGGGTATGCACATCGGCGGGGTCTCTACTTCCAACCATGACGGGACTTACAATATCTATATCAACGCAAACCTCTGCGCTACCCAGCAGTGGGATGCATTCCTACATGAGCTCGCCCATTGCGCATTGGGGCATTTCGATGAGCGCTCCTACCTTACCGAGGACCAGATGGAGACAGAGGCTGAACTGTATAAGGGAAGAGTTCCAGTCATCATACCACCAGACGCAGCTTGACTTGGCTTGACATCAGATCGGCATGGGGGTACAATAGAATACGGGATATGAAGGATGCTACCTTGGTCGGTCTGGGTGGTGTCCTTTTTTTTGGCATGGTAGTTGTCGAGAAAAGGACTGTGAAGACTGTGAAGACTGTGAAGACTGTGAAGACTGTGAAGACTGTGAAGACTGTGAAGACTGTGAAGACTTGTTTTTACTTTCAAAATATGCAAGATAATCAACTATAGTAGCAAAGTGTGAAGACTTTGTGAAGACCTTGTGAAGACTTGACGCATCCAATTTACAACAAATTACCCAGTGTGAAGACCTGAAAAAACACTTTTTATAAACTAAGTCTTCACGTCTTCACAGTCTTCACAGTAAATCCAACCATCTCTAAAAGTACCCGTATATATATAAATATATATATATTTATGTACTTTATAGAGTAGTATTATGTGAAGAGTTGTGAAGACTTGGTGAGTGGCTGGATGCAGATTTCTTAAAGTAAGTCTTCACAGTCTTCACAGTAATCAACTATAGTAGCGAAGTGTGAAGACTGTGAAGACTGTGAAGACCTGTATTAAGAAAATGTACAGCGCAAGTCTTCACAAGGTCTTCACGATTGTCCAGATCTCAACATTTTTATGGAGGTGTTGTCCTATTTCCGTCATGGTACGTGAGCGTGATGTGGAATCATACCTGGTCTCCCAATGCGAGCGTCGTGGATTCCCCTGCATTAAGTTTTCTTCCGAGCATAAGATAGGTATGCCGGATCGTCTTATCCTTCTCCCAGATCAGAGGTGTGCCTGGGTGGAATTGAAAACCAAGGGAGGTCATCTGGCCGAGATCCAAAAGCTACAACACAAGAAGCTGGAGCAGATCGGTCAGAGGGTGGAAGTGATCTGGGCTAAGAAAGATGTGGACAGGCTTATGCAGGATCTGGTTCCGGAAGAGAGTGCAGGATAAACCTACTAATTAGATAGGAATATAGAATAAAAAAATAACCCGCTATCTCTAGCGGGTTTTGTTATGCGTACCTGGCGTCCATCTTCCGGTGCTTCTCCTCCTGAGCCTTGAGGTAGAAACGGATCGCTGTCTTGATGAACTCAGCCTTGTTCTCCTCTGACTCCATTGCTGTCAGAATATCAAGGTCCTTCTTCCGGTGCATACGCAGCGTGAAGTTGAATGAATTGCTTTGCTGTCTGCTCATTGTGTTTCCTCTTTCGTGTAGACAAAGCCTGCCTCTTCCATATCTTTGCGGAGCAGCTGCTTGATGTGGCCTTGCTTATTGGGCAGAGTCTGGAGGTAGGCGAGGATGTCTGCGTCGGTTTTGTTGTTTAGTCTAACGAATACTCTGGTCGTGTTGTTCGCATCATAGGCAATGTTTCTGTCTTTCTTTTTCTGATAGGCTTCAACTGAAAGCTTGACTGGCATGGTATTATTTCTCCTGTTCTTTTAATGTCTTGTCTACCCAATCGACCCCTGCCTGGGTAGCGGCTTCAGCGATTTCTTCATAGGCCTTGATCAGTTTGTCGAATCCATACTTATCAGAGTCGGACCTGCACTGGTCCTTCTGGATCTCGCAGCTATGGATTGCCACATTCAGTGCAAGCTTCAGTGTAGGGATCTGCTCAGTATGGAGGGGCATGTAAACGATTGGGCCCTTCTTTTCTCTCTTGACACGTGCCTTGGTAGCGGCTTCAGTGATTTCTTCATAGGCATTGATCAGCTTGTCGAACAGGTACTTGTCCGAGATGGTTCTGTACAGGTCCTTCTGGATCTTGCAGCTATGGATTGCTACGGCCAGGGCGAACTTCAGTGTGGAGACCTGCTCCATTGTGAGGGGGGCATAAACGATTGGGCCCTTCTTTTCCTTGTTGACTCTGGGCAGGGGGACGTACTCTTCATCCTTTTTTATGTCAGGGAAGATTTCGGTGATGTCTACTTTCTGAGGTGCATGAATTTCCATAGTCTTTATCTCCTTTTTATTAAGTATAGCATAAGGTTGTTTCTTTGTGAAGCTTAAATCTGAATTCATCTCTGATCTGCATCCGCTCTGGGAATGGCATGTCATAGTAGTGGGGGTATGCTCTGGTGATTGCATCCATCAGTTCCTTCTGATACTGTTGCGATCTGGATTTGTTCTTGGCTAGAGCTTTGTTGTTGTCGATGCGCATTGCTCATTCCTCCTTTACGTACACCATAGCTAGGTACATCGCAGTACCTACATCTAGGCCCATGCTTTTCAGATCATCGAGCAGTCTTGTACATGCCTTCCGATCTTTTCTTTTGATTGCTGCTGCCAGTGCTTTGATATACATGTCTATCATACTATCCTCCTCTCAGTCAGTTACGTGGAAGTAGAAGTCCAGTGCTTCTCCCTCGAGGTGGCTGTATGCCCAGTCGTTTGCCTTGTAGTACAGGTCCGAGTACAGGTTGGAGAGCTTGGTGTTTCCTTTGCTGTAGTGGTCCCAGCACTTGTGGTTGAGTACCATCACCAGTTCGGTGAGGTACTTGTAGTCTGATTTCCATTCCTCGAATGCTCTCTTGAACGTGTCCTTTACTGCTTTGATTCCAAACTTGTCTGCGATGGAGAAGTCGTTCCAGAAGGTGGTGTCTACTCTCAGTGCTTCGTATTCTGGGTACATTGTTTAGTCCTCCTTTAATGTAAGTGTAAGGGTGTAGTTGTTAGCTAACTTGCATTTCCTGTTGAGCCCGCAAAGCAGCTCGTCTAGGTGGCTGTACTTTTCGCAGGGAATGTTTGCGTCAGTGCAGACGAGGGCGAGAATAAGATATTGGATGTCCTCTGTTGTCAGTTTGATTTCCATGGTTCAGTCCTCCTCATTAAATTTCCAGTAATCGTAGTAGTTTTTTACGATTTCCTTCAGTCGGTTGAAGGTCTTCTCATTGGTTGCTTCTGCTTCGTCTTCCATATCTCCGGTGGCGGACATCACTTCCTCATAGGATGCAGTCCTTGGGAGAACAGCTATTGCTTCAGCGTAGTCATCCAGTCCGTCGTCAGCACAGACTTCGTGGATAGCGGTTATGAATGCGTCTTCGATCTCCCAGTCTTCCGGTATACCTGCTGCCCAGGCAGCGTCATAGAGAAGATCGGTTGAGTCATAAAGATCGTCCATGTGTGCATGGACAGTGATGGTAAGCAGATCTCCCTTAGCTTCGTACTGGGCATAGCGGATTTCCTTTTTGCATCCGCACCAGTCGGTGATGAAGTCCTCTCCGGAAGCGAGGAGTTCTCTGAGTTTTTCCTCAGCCTCCGGATACAGATCGGTGAGTCCCCACTTGGAGGTGTACTCGTGGTCGGTAAGGGATACGTAGTTATTCATTGGTCAGTCCTCCTCAGTAATTTTAAAGAATATTTTTCGGTCGTCATCAGTGAGATCCCATACTCCACCGAAGGAGTTATCCCACAGATAGTAGTAATACTTTGAGAGATTCTCATCTACATTGCAGTAGGCCTGTGCTTTTCTCTTCAGTACCTTGGTGCAGGTTCCCATATCGACTGGGTTCTTCTGCACTTTGCAGGGATGAACGAGTCGCTTGTAGACGTTGGCGATTTCCCTGCGGCCATATGCTTCAGCCGTGGACAGTGCATCCCAAAGGATTGTTTCCAGTTCTTGGTTGATCATGGTTAGTCCTCCTATTAATCTATGTTGTACATTACCAAGACCTGCTCTGTTGTGAGGCCAGGGTACTTGTCGTAGTTTGGTGCTCCGTCAATCCAGTCTGGTTCTTCCTCTTCTGCTCTGCGTTCAATGTATTCTTCTTCCGTGATTTCGTTTATCTCATAGCCGTCGATGTAATACTCATCAAGCCATGTTTCGAAGTCCATGTCTTTGTACTCTGGGTCTTCTACGTATCCCATGAATGCCTTGTAGTCATAGTAGGCATCGTCTTGTGTGAAGACGTTATTTATACTGGCGAAGTATCTCATTTCGGCATCCTCGCTTTCGGTGTTGCTGTCTTGGCTTTGGGTTCTTCCTGTTCTTCCTCGATATCTCTTATCATCTTGTACATGATATCGTTAAGGCAATCCTCAGCGATCTGCATGTCAATCAGCTCTATGCCGTCATCATTCTCTGAGAGGTACAGCCATTCGTTGTCAGCGAATTCCTGCATGATCTCATCCGTGCTTATCTCTACTCCGGTCTGGTATTCGATCTCTCCGGCGGCTGTTGCTATCCACCAGTTGATCGTGTCTTCTGCATCAGATGCAGGGATGGGTGCGTCAAAGATTGTGTCAACGTATATCATTATCAGTTCCTCCTGTTAGTAGTTTTTGGGGTCGAGTTCGTGTAGTCTTTCTTCCAGTTTGTTCACGATTGGCTCAAAGAGGTCATGCATATCTGTGTCTTCCAATGCAGCCAGTGCTACGTCCTCTGCTTCTTTGAGTTGCTCTTTGGTATAGTCACTTCTGAATTTTCTGCCGTAGTTTTCATGGAGGTAGTTCCATAGTACTGTGTCGAATAAGGAACTACGCAGGTTTAAGTATCTTGCTGTCAGTCTATCTGTTTTCAGCGGGACGACGGTCATTGCTATTGCGTAGGGGTAGAGAGTCTTCTCGTCGATTGCTTTACGTGCTCTTTCCATATAGTCGTTGTTCATTTCTATATCCTCCTTATCTGTTATACCGAGTCATGAATGATCTTGCGGTCTGGTCGAGGTGGCACATGTGCATTGTGGTTGTGATGCCCCAGCGTCTACTTGATTCCGCATCCCATGAGTCCTTTATTCCTTTCG